TGGTTATTGTGTAGGAACGACCACGGCTGATGAATCTCCTAAAGAGCCGGGGGTTTACTTGATGCCAGCAGGTACTGTTGATACAGAAGCCCCTGCGGTTCCTGATGGTCAGAGGGCTAAGTGGGACAACGGGTGGGTGTTTGAAGACATTCCTGCTCCTGTTGTGGAAGAAGTAGAAGAGTGGGTTGACCCATTAGAGCCGTGGGAAAGAAACAGGGTTAACGAATATCCTCCACCTGATGATTACCTTGATGGTATTGTCAAAGGCGACCAAGCGCAGGTTGATAAATATATAGCTGATTGTTTGGCTGTTAAAGCAAAGTATCCAAAACCATGAGTAAGATTGCACTGTCCCCCAACGCAAGCGGTACGGCACTTTTTACGATTGCCTCGCCCGCCACGAACACCGACAGGACGCTGACGCTGCCTGATGAGGGCGGGACGCTGATGTCTACGGCGGCAAACATCAGTAGCAGTCAAATGCCTAACGGAACTATTTTGCAGGTGGTGCAGACAGTAAAGACCGACGTCTTTGCCACGCAGTCTCAAAGTTTTGTTGATGTGACTGGACTCAGTGTCACCATCACGCCGTCAACAAGCAGCAACAAGATTTTACTGACGCCTTACCTCACTATTGGTTATTCGGGGCACGTAGATATGCGCCTTGCGCGTTCTATCGGTGGAGGGGCTGACACGGTGCTTTTGATTGGCGACCAAGTAGGTAGCAACAGGACTCGGTCAACGTGGCACGGGTACGCGAGCACCTCGTTTAACACCACTTACGATATACAAGCGGTATCCCCGGTATATTTGGACTCACCGGCGACCACCAGTGCGGTGACTTATAAGATTCAGCTGGCGGTACCGTACTCGTCAGGCTATTGGGTTGGCGTCGGACGCCCATATTCAGAGACCGACCTTTCGTATTCAGGGTATACCGCGAATACGATTACCGCAATGGAGGTGGTGGCATGAATTTGAACGCCATTACCGCCCTGTACCCGAGCGTGGTCACCATCAACGGGTCAACTGCCTACGATGCCAACGGCGAGGTCGTTGACATGGATATGGCGGCGCTGCAATCGTGGGCTGATGCTGAAGCCTACAAAGAGCAACGCTCTCGCGCCTACCCGTCCATCCAAGACCAGCTAGACCAAATCTACCACGAGGGTATTGACGCTTGGAAGGCAACCATTGCTGCGGTTAAACAGGAGTACCCCAAGCCATGAGTACGTTAACAGCAAACGCGATTGAAACCAACAGTCTGCAAGCCGAGTCAGGCACTGGCGAGATTGCGTTACCCACGGGTCATAAGATAGTTGCCGCCGATGCTGGAGCGTTTGAGCAGCCGTACTCGCCGGGACAAATCATTGAGGTGTTGGCTGGTGTATGCGATGGGCGTAGTGTGACTGTGGGGTCAGGCACATACACGTTTCCAAACGTAACTGCCGTACTTCAACTGACCACAAGTTACCAAGATGTCACGGGCAGCGAAATGACATACACCCCGCCGAGTGGCACAACCACCGTGGTGTACAAATTCATTTGGCAGATTGACTGCACTGGTTATTCGGGTATCAGTCACTATCGTTTTTATATTGACACTGATGAAGTCATCCCTGCGTATCGGTCTATTGCTCCGGGCGAGTATGTATCCTCCGCCCAGCACAACGCACCAGAAGTGTTTGAGTGGATGATTCAGTGCAACGCCGCATCAAGCAGCCCGACTTACGGTAAGTTCACCTCTTGGACGTCGGCTAAAACTTTGAAGCTCCAAGCTCGTGAATATGACGGGTCTTCTTATCAACAAGCCTTGCACCAAAACGTGTGGAGAGACGGTGGAGGCGCTTCAGCACCTTACAACCTTGCGGTGCCTGTTTTAACAATTACGGCGATAGCGTAGATAGAACGTGTTCGGTACCTCACCCTTTGCTGTAGCCCCCTTCGCTGATGTAGGCGAAGAATCTGCTGCTGCTGTCGCAGTAGTAACGGGGGTTGCTGCTACGGGTGCTGTAGGCACCGTATCTATTACAACGGATCAAATACTGTCTGTCTCTGGGGTCTCGTCTACCGGGGGCGTAGGTACTGTTGTAGTAATAGCTGACGCAAATGTATCGCCCACTGGTGTAGCTGCTACCAGCGGGTTGGGTGTAGTTTCTGTAACAGGTACTGCCAATATATACCCGACTGGGGTGTCTGCTACTGGGGGTGTCGGGTCACCGGTTGTCAGTGGGGATGCCAACCTAACTGTAACTGGGGTAAGTGGCACAACCGCGCTAGGCTCTGTAACGGTTAAAGCTGATGCAAACGTATACCCATCTGGGCTGTCTGCTACCGGTGGCGTAGGCACGGTAATAGTAACTGGAACCGCTAACGTAGTATTGTCCGGGGCGCAGGCTACGGCAGAGTTAGGCACAGTAACCGCAAAAGGTGACGCAAATGTCTATCCGTCTGGGCTATCTGCTACTGGTAGCGTAGGCTCTGTAACGGTTAAAGCTGATGCAAACGTATACCCATCTGGGCTGGCCGCTACCGGTGGTGTAGGTACCGTAACAGTAACAGGTACTGCTAATGTAGTACCGTCTGGGGTAGAGGCTACGGCGGAGCTAGGGACGGTAGTTGCAAAAGGTGACGCAAATGTTTACCCGTCCGGGTTGTCTGCTACTGGTGTTCTAGCCAACGTAACCGTAACAGCGGATGCCAATGTACTTGTAACTGGGGTCGCTGGAACCGCAGAACTTGGTACAGCCACTGTCAAAATTGATATAACAGCGGTAGTTACTGGGCTTAAGGCTACCGGACGTACAGGCACTGTTGGGGTTACTGGCACGGCAAATGTGTTCCCGACAGGGGTGTACGGAATTGGTCTTACTAGCTACACTAACGTCTGGGGCATCATAGACACAGGTGCCGTTGGGGATTGGGCAAGTGTTAGTACGGGAGCCGCAGATGGTTGGACACCTGTAGTAACAGCAGAAACTACTGAATGGGAAGAAATTCCTACCTAAACGGGGTAAAAAATGGCATCAGATTATTCAACTAACCTCAAGATTGAGCTTATAGCCGATGGTGAACAAGCCGGTACTTGGGGCCAAACTACCAACACAAACCTTGGTACAGCGCTAGAAGAAGCGATTGTCGGATATGGCGCAGTGACGTTTCTTTCGGATGCCGATCTAACGCTTACGCTATCAAATTCAAACGCAACACAGGCAGCGCGTTGTTTAGTGCTTAATGTAACTTCTGTTGAGCTTAACGACACTCGTAACTTGGAGGTGCCGACCATTGAGAAGCCTTATGTGGTGCAGAACAACACTACGGGCGGTCAAAGCATTATTGTTAAGACGAGTGGTGGCTCTGGCGTCACAATTCCAAATGGCAAGTCGGCTGTTGTTTATGTCGATGGTACTAATGTTGTATCCCAAATTACCCACATCCCTACGCTTGATGTAGCAACGCTTACCGCTACGGCGGCAACTCTTACCAGCAGTGCTATTTCTGGCGGTACTATCGACGGCATTACGCAGATGGACGTGGCTGGCACGTCGGGTGCCGGAGCGCAAATTAAGCTGTATGAAGACGACGACTCGGAAAATGATTACTACGTAGCCATCAAAGCACCGGACACAATTACTGACGGCAACTTCACCCTAACCGCCCCCGACACGGTGGACGATACGCTGGCTGTGCTGGGTACCGAGCAGACATTTTCTGCCACAAACACCTTTTCTGCCAAGCAGATTTTTGAAAATACCGTCAAGGTGCAGCAAGGTCTGGAAAAGATTACGGTGTCGGAGACCGCAGCCACGGGCACCATCAATTTTGACGCGCTTACTCAGGCCATCGTGTACTACACCACAGACGCTTCTGATGACTGGACGCTGAACATTCGTGGTGATGGTTCAAATACTTTAGATAGCATCATGGCCAACGGCGAGAGTATGACCGTGGTCTTTATGGCGACCATCGGCGCGGACGAGTACTGGGGCGCGACATTTCAAATTGATGGCACGACCGTCACGCCAAAATGGCAGGGCGGGGTAGCACCCACCGAGGGCTTTACCAATGGCATTGATGTGTACACGTATACGATTGTTAAAACGGACTCGGCGACGTATACAGTTCTTGCTAGCCTGATTAACTACTCGTAGGGGTGGGCCATGCCTTTTATTGTGCGTCTCGGCGGCACGTCCGCTAAAGGGTTCGGGTTTGGCGGCGGTGGTCTCTTTAGGCACACCATCACGTCAAACCAAAAAGAGGTTAACTTGTACGACTACCTGCGCGACCTCTACTGGATGCCTTGGCAGCCGGTCGAGCTGACTATTGACCCGGGCGTCTACATTTGGTCGGATAGCACCTCGACGGCTGCATTGACGTTGCCTGACACCATGCGGGGGTTGGTCACCATCACCAACAACGGCTACATACTTGGGCGTGGTGGCAACGGTGGTGATGACTACACTGCTGGCGGCAACGGCGGCCCCGCCATCTCTAACGCTGCACCAAATATCGTGCTGATCAATGGCTCTGGCGCGTTTATTGGCGGCGGGGGTGGAGGCGGTGGCGGAGGTGGCGGTGAGGGTGTGTCCGGTGGCGGTGGCGGTGCTGGTGGTGGTAAGGGTGGAGACGCTTCATACACGGGTGGCGCTGGTGGTTCGCCGGGTTCTGCGGGTTCCGATGCGTCAGGTGACTCTAACAATACTAGGGGCAAGGGTGGGCCAAACGGCGGTTCAGGCGCTGGCAGACAAGAAAACAGCGGTACCGATAGCGGCTCGGGTGGCGGCGGTGGCGGTCGCATAATAACAAATACCAATGGTGTTAATGCACTATACCCAAGTGGGGAGGGAGCAGATAACCCTGGTGGCTACGGCGGTGGTCAAGACCAAAACGGCGGCGCTTATGGTTACTATCTTTGGCAAAGCCCGGGGAGTTCTGGCGCCCGCAATGCTGGAGCTGCGGGCGGCGGTGGTGGGTATGGCCAATCGGGTGGAGCAGGCGGTGGTGGTTCAGGCGGCTCCGGCGGTGCAGCTATTTCAGGTACATCAGTTTCTCTCACCAACAACGGCACTATTCTTGGAAGTGTTGCGTAGATGATCGACCCAATCACCGCCTTTACCGTCGCCACGACGGCGTTTAACACCATCAAAAAGGCGGTGGAAGTTGGGCGTGAGATTGAGGATGTCGCGCTCTATATTGGTAAGTTTTGTGGGGCTAAGGCCGACATAGCCAAGGCAGAAGAAAAAGCCAAAAACCCACCGATATTTAAGAAGCTGCTATCTGCTGGATCGGTGGAAGAAGAGGCACTACAGCTTGTGGTGCAGCGGCAGAAGCTGGGCGAGATGGAGCGCGAGCTCCGCAGCATGATCATTCTGCGCTATGGGCAAGAGACGTACCTTGAGATGATGCGCCAGCGGGAAAAGATTGCGATGGAGCGCAAGCGGGTTGAGTTACTACAGAAGCATAAGCGGCAGGAGTTTTTTCTTGCTGTTTTCTACACCGGGCTTATTGCTGCGCTATTAGCCGCTTTGGCTTGGCTGGTGATGATATTCTTTGAGATGGTGGGGAAAGTATGACGGCTAAAGATCTAGACGCTTGGCGCATCGTACCGAGGTTACTAATTTTGAGTTACATGTTGGTCTTCTATAAGACCTGTACGTGGTTCATGGAGCTGCCCGATCCGACCAATGCCCAAGCCGGGTTTGTGTCTGTGATTGTGGGCGCTGGCGCGGCGTGGTTTGGCTTGTATGTCAACAGCGGCCCGAAGATGCAGGGAGGCAAAGATGCTTAGTGCTCTGATTGGCCCGGTGACGGGTTTGCTGGACAAGTTTATCGAGGACAAAGACCAAAAGGCAAAGCTGGCGCATGAGATCGCCACAATGTCGGAAAAGCACGCCCAAGAGCTGGCAGTGGGGCAGCTTGAGGTCAATAAGGCAGAGGCGTCCCACCGGTCGGTTTTTGTATCTGGGTGGCGTCCTTTTGTGGGGTGGACATGCGGGGTTGCCCTAGCGTGGCACTTTGTGTTACAACCACTCGTAATCTTTACAACTGCGTACTTCGGAGTTACACTCCCAGCACTGCCTGCGTTCGACATGGACAGCCTCATGACGGTGTTGTTAGGCATGCTTGGTTTGGGGGGTCTCCGTACCTATGAAAAGCAAAAGGGGTTGACCAAATGAGCTTTGAGCTATCGCAGCGCAGCTTAGAACGGCTTGAGGGGGTAGAAGATAGCCTCGTCGTGGTCGTTAAACGTGCTATCCAATTGACTAAGGTAGATTTCGGTGTGTCCGAAGGTCTGCGCTCGGTGCCCCGTCAGATGGAACTCGTCGCTCGCGGCGCTAGCAAAACCATGAAATCCAAGCATATCGACGGCTTGGCTGTGGACTTAGTAGCCTATATATCGGGCCGGGTGTCGTGGGAATTAAATCTTTATGACGACATAGCCGACGCTATGGCTGCTGCTGCCAAAGAGCACGGGGTTACTGTCCGCTGGGGCGGCGCTTGGCACATTGACGATATTGGCACGTGGCAGGGCAAGATGGAAGACGCCATGACCACATACATCGACCTGCGTAGGTCGCAAGGCAAACGCCCGTTTATTGACGGGCCACACTTTGAGCTTATGTAATGAACACCATCATTGCAGTGCTTATCTTCGTGGCTGGCCCGGGGAATTCATTGCAGGTGGCGCATAAGTTGGAAGTGCCTGACGAAAAGAAATGTATGGAATTGGTAAGAGAAATTAACCTTGACAAATCGACGCCGTTTGTAGCTGCGTGCTACTCTGATGTGCGTGTTCGGGGATCTTAAATGCCATTACAAGCGCTTAAATTTCAACCCGGTGTAAGACGTAACGCCACCACTTTATCTAATGAAGGTGCATGGTTTGAGTGCGATAAAGTGCGTTTTCGTGGTGGTTTGCCTGAGAAGATTGGTGGCTGGACAAAAGATGGCGGCCCGCTTGACGCTACGCTGACTCCGCCGACTGGGAGGTTTTGGGGTGTTTGTCGTTCGCTGTGGAACTGGATTACCCTAAAAGGGAACAATCTACTCGGCCTTGGCACAAACCTTAAATTTTATATACAAGATTCCACCGACGGATATTTGTATGACATCACGCCGTTGCGTGCTACGTTCACCTCTCCTGATACAGATAACTGCTTTACTGCCACGAATAACTCGTCGATCATCAATGTAAATATTACGGGGCACAATGCCCAAACTGGCGACTTTGTTACGTTTAGTGGTGCTGCTGGGCTTGGTGGCAGTATTACCGATGTCATCCTCAATGCTGAACACCAAGTAACCTACGTAGATTCAAACAACTTCACTATCACGGTCTCTACTACGGCTAACACAACTGATGCCGGTAACTCTCCGGGTGGTGGCACCTCTATAACCGCCGCTTTCCAGATTAACAGCGGTAACGATGTTGGGGTAAGTTTAAACGGTTTTGGCGCGGGAACTTGGGGCGGGTCGGTTACCGGCACTACTGTTACTACGTTAAATGGTGCTTTAAACGATTCGGATACCACTATCGCGGTGACCAGCACAGCGGACTTTGATGGTTCTGGAACGATAATTATTGACTCTGAGTTAATTACTTACACCGGCATAGCTGGCAACACGTTTGATCCGTGTACTCGTGGCGCACTTGGAACATCGGCGGCTTCTCATAGTTCTGGGGCCACGGTTACTCAAGTCACAAGCGATTGGACTGGATGGGGGCAATCGTCGTCCATTGCGCTTGTTTCTGCGCCATTACGCTTATGGAGCCAGATTAACTTTGGCGAGCGGCTTATATTTAATGCGCGCGGGGGCGCTCTATATTTGTGGGTGCCATCGTCAGCCACGGCTACATATACACGCGCTCAGATTCTGTCGTCAACAAACACTAATACACAAGAAGGCGTGGCGTACTGGACGACTGATACCAGTTGCCCCAGCAAGTGCAACATAGTGCATGTAAGCGATTCGTCGCGCTTTGTTATCGCATTTGGTTGTAATGATTACTTTGATACCACGTTGAATCCGTTGCTGGTGCGTTGGTCGGATCAAGAAGATTACGCCACATGGACACCCGCTGTCACTAACCAAGCGGGTAGTTTTACGCTCTCGGCTGGGTCTGAAATTGTTGCGATCAAACCACAGCGCCAAGAGATTTTGGTCTTTACCGACGCCGCTGTGTACTCTATGCAGTACCTCGGCGCTCCGTATGTGTGGGGCTTTCAGCAAGTTGGTGCAAACATATCTATTGTCGGGCCAAACGCCGTAGCCACTGCTTCTAACCTGACCTTCTGGATGGGTGAAGACAAGTTCTATTACTATGATGGTCGAGTAAATACGCTGCCTTGCCCGTTATGGCAGTGGGTGTTTTACAACATTAACAAGGATCAGCATTCTCAGGTGTTTGCCACTACCAATGAAGGTTTTGACGAAATTTGGTGGTTTTACTGTTCTGAAGGATCAAACACAATTGACCGCTATGTTGTGTTTAACTACACCGACAAGATTTGGTACTACGGCAATCTAGACCGCACCGCGTGGCTCGATACCCCATTGCGTAATAACCCGGTGGCTACTGGCTATGCTGGTGTCAATGGTGAGTTATACAACCATGAGAGCGGGGTTGATGCCGATGGTAGCGCCATGACGGCCTATATTACGTCTGCGGATTTTGATTTAGCAGATGGGTATCAGTTCCAGTATGGCTGGCGCATGATTCCTGATGTTAAGTTTGATGGCTCTACCACTGCTGCGCCTCAAGTAACAGTCAGCTTGACCCCACGCCAATATCCGGGCAGTAACTACGGCACGGCTGAAACAGGGGATGTGGTTAGCGCTAATAACTACACAACGACCCGTCAGTACGAGGTGCAGAGATTTACTGACCAGTTACCGATCCGTGTGCGTGGCCGTCAGATGGCGTTCAAGATCGAGTCAAACACACTTGGAACCCAGTGGCAACTTGGCGTGCCGCGCATTAACCTGAAACCAGATGGGCGTCGCTAATGGCTAGAGTGCTGTTAGATGGTGTTGCACCGCCTCGACTACCTTCAGCTGGGGATGCGTATAGCCAGCAAGAGATGGATCAGTACAGTAACGTGCTGCGTCTGTACTTTAACCGCCTAAATAATTTAGTATCTTCTGTTACCGGGGTTAACGGCGGTCAGTACGTGGACTGCCCCAATGGGCTGTTTTTTAATACAGCATCCCAAACGCTCGCGATTATTAATACAGGCTACCCAATAGTTTATAACAATACCTACCTGAACAATGCTGTAGATAGAAACGCCACGAACCCGTCCCGCATAGAGATCGGGATTAGCGGTATTTATAACTTCCAATATAGCGGGCAGCTTTTAAGCACAAACGCTAGCGCTAAAACAGTTTGGATTTGGTTGGTAAGAAATGGTACGCCGATTGGCTACTCTACTAGGGCTTACACCTTAGAAACCAACAACCACTACCGTTCGGTGAGCTGGAACTTCAACATCGACATGACGGCTGGGCAGTACCTCGAAATTTACTGGGGTGCTTCTGACCTCGACGTCACCCTGACGGCAGAAGCCGCCTCAACCCCCCACCCGGGCATTTCGTCATCCGTACTGGCTGTGAACTTTATCGCTCCAGTGCCAGACCCATTGCCTACACCCCCTTGACACATTAAAATAAAAGCACTATGAACATGAGCCTACACCCCATCGCCGAGGCCGTCCGGTCACAGGGCCGAAACGGCGACTCCATGCTCGTTCACATGACCCCGGGCGAGGTCGCTGCACTCCAACGCATGGCCGAAGCAAACGGTGGTACGTTGACAATTAACCCCGAGACTGGACAGCCTGAGGCGTTCTTCTTGGCATCTTTGTTGCCCACCATTGCAGGGGCTATGGCTCCGAGCTTAGCCGGTATGGGTGGGATTATGGGCACGCTTTTCGGTAGCCCTCTTATGAGTTCTCTGACCATTGGCGGTTTGACTGGGCTTGTTACGGGTGATATGGAGCAAGGCTTGATGGCCGGTCTTGGCGCTTTCGGTGGCTACGGGCTGGGTCAGTCTTTGATGGGGGCAGGTGCAGCAACTGCAGCACCAAGTGTTAGTCCCGCAGCATCCGCTGCTCCTCAGGCTAATGCGGCTATTACGGCGGCTGGTAGGCCCCCGATACCGGGGTTGCAAGGTGCTCCCGCTGTAATGCCTAAAGCCGCAATTCCAGCTATGCCGGACGCTTCTATGCTGAATCAAATGGGTGGGTTTTCCACCAGTGCGGACGTGGGCGGTTTTGGATCCGTTCTTGATCCTGTTCAACGTATGAGAGACCCAGAAGGCGCCCTTGCCGAAATGGCTCGTGTAAGCCAACGTAGCCTCAATCCCGCTTTTAGTACACAACAACGGATCGCAGCTCAACAACAACTCGCCAGTTTACCTGACCTTCCTAGAACGGCCCCCCCAGTAACATACGCACCAGAACTAATTAAGCCTACTGTACCCACTTTAGAACAAGCTTTGGCGCAGGGTGACTCAAGTGGTTTTGCTACTCAATCCCCGATGCAGGCAGCTATTGGCCAAGCCGGAGCAAGTGTAGGTGAGATGGGTACGGGCATTCAAAATGTGCTGGCTGGTAAAACTCCGGGTGGTATTGGCGGGTTCTTAAAAGATAACGCTATGGACATCGGCATGGCTGCTGCCCCGATGGTCTCTGCGGCTTTGAAGAAAGACGATAAAGAGGAAGAAGTCAAGAAAGATACCGAGCAGTACTACTATCCTGACTTTACTCTAGGTAGGGCTACCCCTGAGCAGATTGCTGCTCAACGCGCGAGTTTTGGTGCAGGCGAAGCTGGGTTGCCTTATTCCACCAGAGAAGTTAATTACTACCCCGGGTTTAGCTACGGCGAGCGTAAGACTCGTAATGTCGCCGGTGGTGGTCTGATGTCTCTATCAGAGGGCGGCGCCCTTAGCTACAGAGAGAGCGGTCTAAAGAAAGATTCGTTTATTGTTCCCGCCGACGTTCTCGCGGCGCTGGGCAATGGCAGCAATGATGCCGGATTGATGGCTCTTAACAAGATGCTTTCCAAAGTTGGTGCCCCACGTGCTGAGAAGATTGACGGCCCGGGCGACGGCATGAGCGATTCTATCCCCACCTCTATCGAGGGTAAGCAGGCCGCACGAGTGGCTAAGGATGAGGCTTATGTCCCAACCGAGGCTGTTCGCCGACTGGGTGGCGGGGACGTTGAGAAGGGCGCTAAGAAGTTGTACAACTTGATGGCCCGAGTCCGCAAAGCTGCTCATGGTAAATCCGGTCAGCAGAGCCAAATCAATCCCGATAAGGTAGCGCGTGCCTAATGGAGATGTCTCTCGTTTACCCGGGGCAGGTCAGCTACGTGCTCCCTGCCCTCTTGCCGTATCTACAGAAGTCAGAAGAGTGGACTCGCGGCAGGGCAAGGGTAGACGACATACTTCGGTTCATACTAAATGGCCAAATGTATTTGTTTGTTGCACACGAAGGCAATACAATATACGGGCACGTTATAACCGAAGTGAAACAATATCCGCAGTGCAAAATGCTGACAGTTCAGTACTGCGCTGGGGAGCCAAACCACATGCAATATGTGGAGGACAAAATGTTTGAGATGCTAGAGCGCTTTGCCAAGGATGCAGGCTGTTCTGGTATCGAATTCGTCGGACGCCCCGGTTGGCGGATGACTGCTAAGAAACATGGTTTTGAGGTACAAGAAGTTATGTACCAGAAATTCTTAGGGGAATAGTTATGGCTAGTGGTGGTGGCGGCACTCAAGAGCAAACAGCAACACAAATTACCGAACTGCCGGATTGGGCGAAACCGTATGCCAAAGAAACTTTGGCTAAGACGCAAGAGCTCACCTCTCAACCGTACCAAACTTATGGTGGCGAGCGCATAGCAGGGTTTACCCCTATGCAAGAGCAGGCCCAACAGGCTGCTGGGGCTATGCAAGTCGCTCCTCAAATCGGTGCTGCTACAGGTATGGCTGGTACGGCTGGGCTTGGTTCGTTAATGGCTGGCCAACAATACGGGCAGATGGCTACCGACCCCGGCTCTATGCAGGCGTATATGTCGCCATATATGCAGAACGTGGTGGACATCCAGAAGCGTGAAGCGCAGCGCCAAGCTGATATTGCCGCTACCCAGCGTGGGTCGCAAGCCGTTAAGTCTGGTGCGTTTGGTGGCACTCGTGCACAGTTTGCTGATATTGAAGCCAACCGTAATTTGGCCCAGCAGATGGGCGACATCCAAGCTAAAGGCTCTCAGGCTGCGTTTGAGCAAGCTCGTCAAGCACAGCAGTTCGGTGCTGAGTTGGGTCTCCGTGGTTTGGGGCAAGCCGGTCAAATGGCTAGCACTCTTGGCCAGCTGGGTCAGACTCAATTTGCTCAAGAGCAAGGGATTATTAATCTGCAACGTGATGTTGGTAAAGAGCAACAGGCGCTGCGTCAAGCTGGTTACGACATTGGTTACCAAGATTTCTTACGTCAACAGCAGTACCCGTATCAGCAGCTTGGCTTCATGGCCGACATGATCCGTGGTGTGCCAGTTGGTCAAACTGCACAAACTATTTATCAGCAGCCCGGTGCTAGTCCGCTGTCTCAGTTGTTGGGTGCTGGTACTGCAGCCTATGGCGCTTATAAAACTTTTGGTGCTGCTGAAGGTGGCTCGGTTCCGGGTTACGCCGATGGCGGTATTGCTAGTTTTGTAGAGGGTGGAGGTATAGGAAGCCTAAACCCGGTAGAGTTAGATACCGTAGCAGACAAACTTAGTGACGCTCAAATAGATAAGAGCATAAAGCCAAATGTAGTTAGCTACGCTAACATGATTCTGCAGCAGGAGAAGGCTGATAGGGCTAACTTGCGAGGTCTCGCTGCCGCTGCTAACCAACAACCCCAACCGCAGATGACTGTGGTTCAAGAAGATGCTATGGAGAGAGGCTTGCCAGCCCTTGCTTTAGCAGATGACGCCGTAGTTTCTGCCGCCGAAGGTGGTATTATTGGGTTCCGAGCCGCTGGCGAAGTTCCTGCGCCTAGAGTTATCCCGGGCGCTGATGCGCCTACCGGCGGTCAGGTTATGGCTAAAAGAGAGCTAGACGAACAGGCTAGGGCTGCAATAGCTGAAGCTCAACGTACTGGCGATCGCGCCGCAGTGGAAGCAGTATTCAAAAAACTTAGCGAAATTGGTTATGACGTTGCCGCGTTTCTTCCTCGTATGGCTCAGGGGGCGATAGAAAATTTACCAAAACCTGTCCTGAGTAATACCCGACTTGGTGGAGCATTTGGACTAGCTTCTGAGTCTTCACCCCCTGCAGGAATCGCAGCACTACCAGAAGCTGCTGCAGCCACACCAGCTCAACCAGCGGTTCCGTACAAACCTGTATCCCAAGAAGATTATGAGCGGATGAAAGCGGGCGCTGAACAAGCAGAGGGCGTGGCGCCGAGCGTTGCTAAACCGACTGAACCCGCTGAACCCGCCAAACCGGCTGGCCCAGCTTTGTCCCCGGCGAGTATTCTCCCGCCAGAAACTAATTATGCTGCCGTCCTAAAACCGCTTGAGGATCAAATGAAAGCGGCGGATAAGAGTGTTATGGACGCAGCCGCTATGCCGATTGAGATAGCTAGGGATAACCTATCTGCTCTTCAACAGCAGATAAAAGACGAAGGCGTGTACGGCGAAGAAGAAATGAAGCGCCTGAGCGAGCGTAGCGCTAAACTCGACAAAGACGAGAAGCAGAACTTTGGTTTTGCCATCATGATGGCGGGCTTAACAACTATGGGCGGTAAAGACCCCAATGCCTTTGCAAACATTGCGGCGGGTATGACCGCCGGTTTAACCGAGTACAAGAAGGGCGCCGACAAAATTTACGACCGGCGTATGGATATTGAAAAAGCCCAAAACGATATTAATAAGTATCGTAGACTAGAAGGCCGTGAGAATAAACGCCTGTTGCTATCCGCTCAGACTGATCTCAAGAAAGCGGGCGCTGGTTACGCTAAGACTATGTCTGACTACTATGTCAATAAGCTTGGTATGAATAGAGATTTGGCTGTTAAACAAGCTCAGGCGGACGCTGACCGCGCAATGGGCATATACGAGCAACGAATGCAGACTGAACGCCAAGTTATGCAGGGTCAGACACAACGTGATGTGGCTAAAATAGGAGCCGAACAGAGTGCGAACGAAGCGAGACTTAGCAGGGAAGAAGCCAGACGTACAGCTTTGAGTAAAGCCCTGACAACGGATAAAACCATTCAATCGCTAGAAGAACAAATAGCCCAGCGAACGAGTAGGCTTGGTGTAATAGAAGACAAAGATAAGAAAGCTGACGCGCAGAAAACGATAGACAAATTAAAAGCCCAGCTCAAGGAACGGGAAGCTAAGATAAGATCAGTGTATAAAAGAGAAGGTTTCGGTGAGCTAGTAACTGTTCCGCAGTAGGGGTAAAAATGCCGTTATATCAGATAAAGGGCCCGGACGGTAAGACTTACCAGATAGAGGGGCCGGAAGGCGCTACGCGAGACGAAGTTATAGATGCCATTCTTGCTAGGATGGATTCAACTTCTGAGGAAGTTGCGCCTGCGCCAGAGCCTATCCCTGAACCCGGAGCAACTGGTCTCAGCGCTATTGGGCCGTCGATTGCCCGTGGTTTTAAGCAAACCGGTATGTTGCTTGGCGATGTGTTGCCGGGTATGGTGGGTAAGGCTGTCGGTGCGGAAGACTACTACAAGCGCCAGATGGAAGAGGCGGCGCAGACTCAGAAAGAGATTGAGCAGAAATACCGACCTGCCGTAGGTTCGTTTACAAATATTGAGGGCGCTGGCGACGTTCTAACTTATATTGTCGAAGCCGTGGGAGAGGCAGTCCCCACGATGTTACCCGCTATTTTTACTGGCGGCGCTGCGGCTTTCCTTGGACGGGGCGGAGTAGAAGCTGCTAAACAAGCTGCGGCCACTGCCGTAAGAAATGAATTAGGTAAGAAAGCTATAGGCGAAAAAGGTCTAGAGGGCCTGAACGCTGCGGCTATAAAAGAGATACAAGACAAGGCTTTAGACGCGGGCGTTAAAGCTGCCCAACGTAAAGCACTTATGAATCAGACGGCTGGCGCTTTTGCTGGCTCCGCTGCATTGAATATACCTGAGGTATATCAGAACATATTAGAAACTACAGGCAAAGAAGAGCTTGGCGCTGCCGTTGTGGCAGGGGGCTTTAACGCCGTGTTGGATTCTATTCTTCCTGTCACGTTGCTAAGTAAGCTACAGAAAACTGGGCTTTCCCCTAAGGAAGTTACCGGGGCGTGGTACAAACGTGCCGCTAAAGGCGGGGCTAAAGGGTTCTTCACTGAAGGCGCCACGGAAGCTGTACAAGAGATGTCTTCGGCTGCGGCAGAGGCATTTGTAGATGAGAATCAGAAGTTCTTTAGCCCAGAAAACTTTGTCCGGTTTATTGACGCCGGTCTGAAGGGTGGTCTAGGCGGTGGTGCTATTACCGGCGCAGCCGATGTTATCACTGGGCGCCGTACAGATGGTAGACAAGTAGACGAAGTAGAGGATAGGTCGTTCTTTGATACTGGCGAAGACGTAACCGACACGACCGAACAAGAAGCCCCACCAGCGGATACAACGGAGCAAGACGATAAAGAGATTATCGTTAAGCCTAACAAGTATGAAAATCTATATAGCCCAGAAGACTCTGTCCAATCTATTGATGCCGCACCTACTACGCCGATAACTGGAGAGCAAGATGCAACTGCCGCCGTTACCCCTCCCGCTGAGGGAGTTGGAGCCACACCTACTGGAGAAGGCGCTGCAGTACCTGTCGAACCCGGTGATGGAGTACCCGCCGGAGCCGGAGTTGCAGAAGCTGACGTTGGTGGAGTGGGCGTTACTGGAGAAGCTGTTGCAACACCTGATGGAAGAGAAGCTGGAGCACCCGCTACAGTAGCTGAATTAGATGATGTACCCGATGCATTTAAGACTGAACCGCCTACTCCAGTAGCTGAAACTACAACTCCAGAACGTGCTAAGCCCACTCTTAGCGCTGCGCCATCGACAATAGATGAGACCCTAGATTTATTAAACAGCCTAAAAGTACAGCCTAAAGACGACTCGACGCTGGCTATCACAGAGGATCAGCGCGAAATGTTTTTCGGCGCCCTACAAAAAGTAGGTTTAAGTCCAGAAGCTTATGTAGCAGAAGATGGTTCTCTTGATATAGATGGGGCGACTGCTGATATACAAAGGGCTAAAGCCGGGGCAATGAATTTACCGCTGTCTGAGTATTCTGACGAGGAGTTGGAAGCCGAAGCTAAGCGTGTAAAAGCTAGAAGATATAAACTTAGTGAAGAACAACGCGAACAGTATGAAAAAACTAAAGACGAATTCAACGCTCTTATAGATGCCGAGGAAGACCCTCTACTAAAAGACTACAAATTTCCAGAGTTTCGTAAGCTAGACCCAGCGGAAAAGCTTGTCTACTTTGGTGAAAATATATCTCTAAATACCCCGGAAGAACATCAACGTGCGGCTGAGCGCTTAAACGACTACAGAACAAATTTTCTGTCGTTCGCTAGAGATGAAAGGCGCGCTGCAAAAGCGCAGGGTAGAGAAGCGCCTACAGACGCCGAACTGCACAAAAAGTATGGTAAGCCGCTTGCTTATGAGACCAACCGGCCAGCGTTCATGCCCCCGTGGAGCCAGCTTTCTGACGAATCTAGGCAGATTTGGTTAGATACAGTTCAGTACGGCTCCCCCGTAGAACAAGAGTTGGCACTTAGAAAAATGGCCCCGATTGAGGGTCAAAATATAGAAGAACGGCGTCGTACCAGCGCGGCTATCTCGGAACAACGGCGGCAAGAAGCTGTTGCCGGTGGGAGGGACGTATCTTACGGAACCGCGTTACAGAAGACGCGGGACGACACAAAAGGCAAGGGCATAGTTGACTTATTAAAAGACCGTAATAAGTCTGGCCGAGAAAAGTTAAAGGCATTACTAAATTACTTAAAGAGTAACGCAGCTGGCGCCCGTATGAGCAAGGCGCAGATGAGAAGCATGCCTGCGACCGTAAAACTTTTTGGCGCCCAGCGGCAAGAAATAAGCGCGGCTGTTTACAGAACCTTAGCTGGTACCCTATTGTCGATGTCTGACCAGACATCCGCCGTTAATTTTGTTTACGAGTCTAAATATTCTAAGACGTCGCCAACGCGCCCAGCTACATATGAGCCGCGTACAAATACTATCTACTTTAACGACAGAGGGCTGTCTGAAACGGCGCTCTTGCATGAATTAGTACATGCATACACAGTTAAGATTCTTCAGCAGTATTTTAAAAACCCCACACTACTTAACCCAGAGGTTAGAGCCGCTGTAGGCCAAATTATCAACGTACAAAAACTAGCCGAACAACAACTGGGTAGAGAGTTTCCTCGGGCGTTTGACAATACGTACGAGTTTGTTTCCTATGCCTTGACTGACCCTGACTTTCAACGACGGCTGTCCGAGATACAAATAAAAGACGAACAGAAAATCTTTTATACGGCTAAAGACGCGCCTAGCGCTCAAAACGCGGCGACTAGAGAAGCAGACTTACGCGGATATGACGCTATTGTAGAAAACCTATGGGATGTATTTACCGGTGCCTTAGCGTGGATTTACAAAATATTCACGCCCGGTAAGCTTATTGAGAAATATTTTCTACCTAGCAAAGACTCAAAACCACTCAAGCCCGGCGAGTTAGTGTTTGAAGGTAGGGGCTCAAAGAAAGAGCTAACAGAAAACGACGTTCAAGACCTTATATCTCAAGGCGACTGGGATACGTTTGTTTCTATCCGAGAAGCTGAACTAGAGGCACAAGCTGCAGAGCCAACTCTTATAGAGCAGCCTTCCGTAGAAGAACAAATAGCCGGACTTCGGGAACGCGGCGCTAAGCAGTACCGTCAACAGACTGAGCAGGAACTCGCAACGGGTTATACCAACACCGTGCCTATCCTTGTGGAGACACCCGGCTACAGGGGTAACGCCTTCTTGGAAGTGGCTGCTGCCTTCCAGTATGTCTTGTCTTCGCCAGAGGCATTACCAGAATTCACCTTGGATACGGGGGCTGAAACGCTGCCCGTCACTGTGCCTGCGGGCGCAAGGGCTCCAGAAACTACTTTTGATGATGCTGTTAAAGGCTCTCCCGGTATAAACCCTAATTATGTGGGTAACAGAATCAAGAATTTCTTCTCTATGCGCGGTGCTAGGGAGGCGACTACTAAGTTTGTGAACGAACGCCACATAGTTAAGGTTTTGCAGGGTACGATTGAAAGGGCCGGAAAAGCAATATACGCTGGCGCAAAGAAGAATGCTATATATGACCAGATAACTCTCTCTATGTCTCGTGGTCGTTTCTTATATGAAACCCGCCTTGAAGGGACGGTTGAGCAGCTACATAAAAATATGAAAGCACTGGCTGATAAGCTAGATATAACTGTAGACGAAGCTTTCAAAACGATGGACATGATTATGAAGACTCTCCATGAAAGAGAGCGTCGTCATGTCAAGTATCTGTTTTATGTGCCGCTTACTCAGCAGGGGTTTAACGACCGCGCTAAGATAATAAATGATCTGCGAAACGGTAAGATTAATCCCGCAAACGCCGCTAAGGCTATGCAAGACCTAGAATCTATCGTAGCTAAAAATAAAGACGCTGCTGGTTTTACATGGGGCGATGATCCCACCGCGAGCATATTGGCTACTGACAGCGCTGCTAGGTACAACAGTACAGATGAGAACGATTCAGCATACAACGTTCTAGCAAAGTTTGACGCGGACGAGTGGCAAAAGTTCTATAAGACGGCTAAGAAGTACGAGCAAATGCCAGAAGTAGACGCCGTCATTAAGAACCTAAAAACTCTTAACCGGGAAACCCTAGGTTTAGACCGTATGTCTAACTACTACAGCAACCAAGTGGAGGCTGTGGTTAACTTCTACGGGTTTAACTATTACGTCCCGCTGAAGGGTATCGTAGACAACGAGCAAAACCGGCAGTTTGACGTTCGGCGTTCTGCGGCAAGGGAAGTTCTAGACGCTCAGAATAGTTTTGAGGGTCGCGTATCCGACTCCAATAACGCCCTTGTTCAGACAATGATCGACGCCACTAAGGCAGCGGCTAGAGCGGGACGTAGTCTTGAAGTAGCTCCTGAACCCGGACAGGATGTTCCCGTATCGGAGCGTGGTAACGGTCTATCACTCGCGATTAAAAATGCGGTCAACCAGAAGCTTATCAAGGGCGACGCTAAACAGAAAATAACCTTTGCTGAGCGCTATAAAGGCGGTACTAAGCTAAGTGATCTGAAAGGAAAGTCTAACGTAGTCCTACACTACGAGGCTAACGGCGACATAACTATTATAAGAATAGAAGACCAAGAGCTGTTGAACGGTATTCGTAAGGTGTACCAGACAACTAACCCAATCGTAAACGTGCTAAATACGGCTACGAGTTTCTTCGGGCAGATGCATACGCGCTACAACATAGCGTTTGGCCCTGCTAACTTCTTAATTGACGGTATAACCAACGCGCTTAACATAGCGGCTCAAGGCGGTCTGGGTCTTGCTCCGAGATACATGAAGCAGTTAATCGGTAACGCAGTATTGCACGGTGGCCTATATAAAGCCGGTAAATTCTCCGCGTTGTATGCCGCAGGTAAATTCGACACCATAAATAGTCTGGCAAAGAAAGATGCTTTCTATGCTGACATGCTGGAGTATGTAAGGCTTGGCGGTCGTACTGCTTATGTACGAGGGCTGACGGCGGAAGGTGTTAATGAGCTAGCGCGGGATGCTCAAGACCGCAACCCTATCGTGTTAACCAAGAAGAACATAGACAAAGTAGTCGATGTCTGGACGGATGCTTTTGAATTGGCTAGCCGTACAGCAGGTTATCGTGTATACAAAGCTCAGTTCCGGGCGCAAGATCCCAGCCTTAGCGAAGAGGCGTTAAGATCACGGGCTGCTGCTGCCACTAAAAACCTAGCTAACTTTGAGCAAGTTGGTCGTTATGGTCAGGCAGTTGGCGCGGCGTTTATGTTCTTCCGTCCGGCAGCCACCGGCGCCCAGCGTGCTTTTGAGTCAATCTATCCCGCCTTAATTGGTTTTGACAGGTACGTAGAAACCCTACCTCTCAGCGCCCAGCGTAACTTAATTAAGTACGATAAAAACGGAAACAAAGTTAAGTTGCCCGGCTATGAGAAGGCTAAAGAAAAGCACGAAGAAAATGCTAGGAATGCTAGGGCTGTCTTAGCCGCTACATTCGGTCTTGGCGCTGCGGTATACGCGATGGCTGCGGTCATCGGAGACGACGATGACTTAGGACGCGATAAGGTGCTGACGGATGATATGGCCCGCTGGACTCGGTATGCCCGGTTCCACTTTAGCGTTGGCGACCGTGATTTCGTGTTCCAGCTACCGTGGGGATTCGGCCTTGGCGCTGTAGCTTCTGCTGGCGCTCAGATAGCTGGGTACGGGCATGCTAAAGCGTTGCGCCCTGAGGGTGATAGGTCGTTCTTGGACATGATGGGGCACCTGATTGAGGTGGGTATGGATTCGTTCTTGCCCCTGCCGGTGTCCCGGATTAACCCGTTTGAGCGCCCTGTTCAGTGGATGATCGACACAATTACCCCGTCCATTGGCCGTCCGTTGGTTGAATACGGCATGAATACAGATGCTCTGGGTCGTCAGATCTACAACAAGTACAGCAGCCGCGTAAGTGAAGCCTTTACCGGCGGAGATAACATACCGGAGCTGTATAAAAACGCAGCAAAGTTTGCGTTCGATAATCTTGGCTGGGAAGTCTCGCCAAACGTTCTGTACTTCTTCGCTAATAACTACGCAGACGGCTTAGCCCGACTGATGCATAACGGACTGAACATAGTCGAAACTGCGGCGGGTAGCAAAGAATTTAACCCCCGCACGGACACATTACTGTTTGACCGCTTCTTCGGCGCTGTCTCTAACGTAGACTCCCGAGAGTTCAGAAACGTTGATGTGCAGATCCGTGAGATTGCTGACAAGCTAAGGGTTCTTAAAAACTACCCAGACCGCTACGACAAGTATCTGAGCGAGAATCCGTTCCACGAATATTTGGTACAGAGCTACAACAAAGAAGTAAATGGCTATCTACGTGATGTTCGCGAGGAAATGAATAAGATCCGACGTATGGAAGGCATAACGCCCAAGACTAGAGACCGTGAATTGCGTATGCTTAAACTGACAGAATCAATCATTAAGCGCGATCTCATAGAAAAGTTTAAGGCTTACGGGATTACCCAATAAGCCACGCGCGGACGCCAAGCACACCGTCTTCGCTGAATTTGTATGCCTTCACTTTAACTTTGGCGCGTTTGGCTCCGTTCTCAATCGCATAAATCATGTAGGCGGGGCGCAAAGTGGGGATAAAGAAACTATCCCCTACCCGCATAAACTCAAATGGAAATAGCCATTCCGGTTCGTCAATCGGCATCGGTTCCGGTTGCGGCTTTCTCTTCGGCATTTGCTATCACTTCTTGTAGGTTGGTTGTAAATTCGTAAGCATGGACTGAAGATAACCCTGTAGAAGTCTTCCACCCCGTTCCTAAACGCACTTTTTTACCGGCTGAGGTCATGATGTTGGCGTCTGTAAGCACCCTTTCAAACTGAGTGATACCCGCATTACCTTTAGATATGAACTCTTTCAACGGTGTTTTGGCCACGTATAAAAGCCCTTTGTCGGCGTCGGCCCTTATAAGTAGAGTGCCCCTAGGTTCGGTTATAACTTTGCCGTCTTTCATAACTAGCATGTTATTTAGGTTGTTGTTTATAAACTCGCCCAGCAGTGCTTCATAGTCAAGCTCGACGTTGGTATATTTAGATACAACCCCGATTACCTTTTTCAGCATATATTTATAGGTAGCCTCGACGTCTACATCTATTACCCCTGCTTCGTTAGCCAGCTCAGCACCGCAAAAAGTACAAGCAAAGTCAGCGTGTATAAACCGATACTCGGAGAAATTTTTCAAATCTTCCACTACGCGGGAAGTCCAATCCTTTATACGCTTTTCTATAATTTCTAGGTCTAGTGACAGCAGGTACTGTATATACATAGGTAACGCATGGCCATAGTTCTCCTGTAGCGTCTGGAACATATCTGCGCCCCGCTCTGCCGTTAGCTCATAACCCGGCTCAGACGGTTTTTCAACCTCGTATTCTATGTACCGAACCATTTCAGCGCCGCTGTTCTTCTTGTAGCCAGCGATCTTGTCTCTGGCCGACTGGTTCATTGTTATGGTGGAGAGCATAGCCGAAGAAAAGGCTACCAGACGCTCTGCATTAGTAGAACCCGTCAAGCGTATTTTGGCTTGCCCAGCGCTAAGTTTGTAAACTAAATCAGATAAAAATTCACCGTTCTGATTAGAAAACTCATCAAGCCCGTATGCATGATTTTTTAGTGTCAACATACGTTCAACAAGACCGTTTGCCGTAGAGTCAAAAACGGACAGATTTTTAGGCTGACCGTAAGTACTAACAGCGGCGTACATTGCTCCACTCTTAGCGGCTCCTGTATTACCGAGCAGACCCACCACCGAGCCGTTTACGTTTGTAAACGTAACCAACGGAGAGCCAAAAGCTCTCAGCATTACGTACCGGTGCAGGTCATATCCGGGGTCGTTTAGTTTATCAATGGCCCAACGCCATTTCTCATATGTACCCTTGGGTTTCATCCACTGTGTAGCGTTTTCAGCTTTCCCAGTCGGGGGGCAGTCGATGACACCGTCTCGGGTGTATTCTTTGTTATAGATAAGATAACTCTTCTTATCCTGAGACCACCCCTGCTGGAACTTCATTATTTTCGCAGCTTCCTGTTGTTGCAAATACGTGCCCCACTTAAAAATGTAGTTCATAAGAAGATCCGCTTTTTGTTTTGACTCAGCAAATAACCCGTTACTGCTAAGTATCTTTTTCAATTCGTCGGGTGCAGATACGCTTTTCATGGGTAGTAAGAAGTCGCGGTGGCCGTCTTTAGGCAACGTCAACCTCATGCTCAAGCACTCCCCGTCGTACATACTATGTAACCTAGCGGTGGGCCAGAAGTCGTACATAGTTAATAATACCGGGTCGGAGTTTACTATTCCGTTAGGGGTGTTTCTAGGTGGCGGCTGATAATAAAGCCCGCCGCTTTCTCCCCGCATAAACGGTCTTAAGTAGTCCGGGAGGTAGAAAGATGTATCTTTCTCGACATACCCAAGTGACTCCGCTTCCTCTTTGGCTTCTTCTGTAGCCGCTGGTTGTCTTGCTTCCTTGAATACTTTCCCAAGGGCAATGGGAGAGTTGAACTTACCTCTGTGTGGACATCCGTCGCATCCACCCGGTTGGTGAGACTCAAAAGTAGCGCAGGTATGGGCGCCTTTGATTGCTTTTCGTATTTCATCTGCTTTCCTTTCAGTCTCTTCCGGACTGTAGTTAGGATGATCTTCTGATAGTTTATGTATAGCTGTGTCGCCGTCTTCACATAAAACTGCTATAGACAGTATCGAACGCCACATCGGTTCAGGGCATTCGGCTGAGTTAATTAAGCCCCATTTGATTTGGGCGCAACCCTCGTCTTCGACGCTTCTCTCGGCTATACGCTCGAAAGACCACTTGAAGTTATCGTGCCCAAGCATTTTGCGGGTGTCTTCGTCCAACCCCCGCATTACATCACTTAGTGGGTCTTTAGTATCTGCTATTTCAACAGCCGATAGTATTTCTTGTATAGTATCAAACGGGTAAGTAAGAAGTTCTTCTGTTAGAAAGAAACTAGGTAATGGGGGGTCGTTAGGTTTCTCTTCCTTGCCCCAGTTGAGCGTCTCAGGCGCGCGTACCAACCTAGCGCTGTCGGCAGTTACAGCGGTATCTACTTCAAATCCAAGGTCGGCTGTTAACTTCTTAAGGCGCTCGGCTGAAGATTTCCAAGCATCTGGTGCTACCGGCTCGTTAAGAACCCAAAAAGCATACATACCGCGCCCCGACACCATACGGATCGGTTCGGGCAGACCAGACTCAGATACAAACTTATCTAATGCTTTCCCGGCTTCTTCATAGTCAGCATACGGTTTGTCTTCGCCACAATCAATGTCGAGCCAAAAAGACTTTAGGTATTCGCTGTTAGAAGCGTTACGCCGATTCGTATCAAACGTGCTGGGCGTAAAGTACGTATTAACTAACTCTTGTTCGTTCGATCTTTCAACCAACGAAAGAAATTCTTCAAAGTCGCTGGTGTATTTGTGTTTGATTTTAAAAGGCTTGCCGTCTCGTGTTGTGCCAAAACTTGTTCTGTGGATTGACGCGACACAGTATTCCCCGTGTTCAGGCAGGATTGCCTCATAGAATTGTCTTGTTTCCATTGCTTCGCAGAGATGTTAAGGGCGGGGTTCCCCCCGCCCTGCAAGTTGTTGGTTTGATTAGACTGCGTTCTTAGTCTCATCGAAATACTTTCTAGCATCTTGCCAGTCTTTTGCTGGAAGTCTCCCCACTTCCATAGCTGACCTGACTTGACTAATAAACGCTTCAATCACTGCGTGATACCTATTAGCAATAACGCTACCGAGAAACCACTTGTGTATCGTAAACCGGCTCACACCGAGCGCCAAGCCTACCTGTTTCATAGGCAACTTAGCGTCGATGCAAACTCGGCCCAGTTCGATACCTAACCCATCTTGGGTTTCAAGGGTGCTGAGTAGTTTACCGCCGTGCGGTCTTACCATCTTTACCCTTTCTTAGTCCACTTCTTGATTACATCAACGTGGTCAGTAACTTCCTCGGGTTCAGCTTTCTTGGCGCTAGGACGCTTAACGGGATCGCTTTCTAACGCTTCCGGCTGGGCTACTTCCGTATCAGAACCACCATCAGCTTGATACACGGTCATCTTAACCGCTGACTCAGCCGCCTGAGACTTTGCCTGTGCCATCACAGAGTTACGCAATTCCTCGGGTACTGCTTGAGCGGGTGAGAATAACACACGCGGCACGGGCGCTTTGATGTCAAACTGCATCTTAGTAACCACGCGGCCAGCGCTGACGTTGTTGTTTGCCAGCATTTGAATGTATGGGCGGAAAGGCCAGCGACCGTTTTCCTCTTTACCAAACACGCTCATGGCTGGTAGAACCAACTGATAAACATCACCATCCGGGTCATGCGGCAATACTACCGCAGTGCGCCAAGACAGTTTACATTTAGTGCCGTTGCCACCTTGACCACTGCCCTTGACAGAGTTAGGGCACATATCACAAGCGGATGCTGGTGGGTTAGGTACAGCGGGGTCAGGCTTGCGTGAATCAGAAGACCAGCAAACTGGGCCGACTTTTTCCCCCTCCTTGTAAGCACCATCGTAGCAAGTGCGCGACGCCTCGTGGGCCATCTTTACAAAGATAACATTCATGAAGTTATCTTCGTTGACGCTTACTTCTTTACCACCAACAATTTTACGAAACACACGCCCTTTGATAGAAATGCGCTTCGCACCCTTTGTAGCGCCGCCAGCGACGGCAAGGGTATCTTCATCTAAACCCTGTTCAATAAGAGCGGGGTTGTTCTCGAAAAATTTAGCAAGTTCGTTTGCCATGATAATCTCCAACTGAATTAAAACTAATCGCGGTCACGGGCTTTACGTACTGTAATAGCCAGCTCACGCATCGCATTCACACCGGGCGGCAAGCCATCTTGCTGATGCTCGGACATGAAATCTCTAAAATTGGCTTGGTGGATTCGGCGCTCCCGAAAGTCGTAGTCAGGGTTCTCTAACTCAAACTTCCTGAAGTTATCCCAGTCGGTACAAAAGAAGCGCTCTTTTACTACACGCATGACCGTACCGTTTTTAGTACGGATGCTGTCAGCATTTACTTCACTGCATCCTTCTAGCATTACTTTCTCCAGCTTCGCCAAGTCATCTCGCAAGGCTTCGTCTTTGCGCTCGTACTCGCTTTTGATCTTGTCTCGTTCGGTACGAATCGCCAAGTATGCGACAACCAACTCTTCCATGTCAACCATTATTTTCTCCTTCCATTTCCTGTTTATAAAGATCAACTAAGCCCTCGTGTAATTCTTTTTTATCCATCAACATATTAAATACACGACGTTCTACCTCCGACCCTTGAAGATGAACAACAGTCATCTTGTTCTTTTGACCTACCCTATCAATACGCGCGACGCACTGCATATAAGTCTCGACTGACATTACCGGCGACCAAAACACAACCGTATTGGCTGCGGTTAGGGTTACGCCATGCGACGCCGCTTGCGGCTGAATCACCAACACGTGCGGATTGTTCGTTGTTTGAAAGCGGTTGAATATTTCGCCGCGCTCTCTAGCAGTAACATCGCCTGATATGATTTCGACAGTATAGCCTTCTGAGCGCAGAAAGTTACTTACTAACTCAATCGTGTGACGGTACGGCACGAACACAATGACTTTGTGCTCGGTCTCTTCTAGAACCTCTTTAAGCGCCTGCTTGCGGGGGCCTATGTCAAACTCAAGCACTTCTTGGTTGTCCGTGTAGATTGCGCCACCCGACAACTGAAGTAACTTATTCAAAGCGGCGGCGGCATTGACTGCGCTAACTTCTTCGCCCGCCGCCTTAATCATCATATCGTTTTTGAGTTTCTTATAGAAAGACAAGGCTTGTGGCGTCAGCGGTACTTCCCTAGTTTGGTACATGACGTCAGGCAAGTCTAGGCACTCGTTCTTATTAAATCTGATGGCTGGTTGTAGCGCGTCAAATACCGTCTGTTTTGATTCTGCTTTGGGTAACCACTTAAATCTAGTTACCTGATACATCACTCTATCGCGCCAAGCCGTAGCAGTGCGGGTTATGCCGTTGGGGTTGATTATCTTAGCCAGACCAAAAGCATCCATAGGCGACTGCGATGCCGGTGTGCCGGTCATCATCCAAACGTATGTAGTCGCGTCAATTATCTTTGATAGTTTCTTCCAGCGAACTGTCGATACATTCTTATAAGCGTTAGCTTCGTCAACGATGATTAAGTCAAAGCCGCCCTCTTTGATTTCTTTGTGCATGACGCCCACGCCGTCATAGTTAGTTACGATAAACTCGTAATGCGGGGTGCTTTCAATTATGTTCTTGCGCCTAGACGCCGATCCGTAAGCCACAGCGCTACGCCTATGCATGACTGTTTTGAATAGATCGGCTTGCCACGCTGAGTACATGATGGACAGCGGACACACAACTAAGACGCGATGTACCAGCCCTTTTTTCATTAAGTAGTCCGCCGCCCAAATAGCGGCTGACGTTTTACCAGTACCGGCTTCGTTGAAGCAGAATGCTCGTTGTCGTAAGGACAGAAACTCAGCGGTCTCTATTTGATGCTGGAATGGCTTGAACAAGCCGGGCCAGTCGTACTCTCTTACTATGGGGGATGGAATTTTTATGTCGTGCGGAACGTATCTAGCGAGTGTTTTCATCTCGTCTAGTTCCCAGTTAACTAGGACGTCAGCAACGCCTGACGCTACGTTCAGAATCTCGCTTTTATCAATGGCGCGAGTTATATGCTCGGCGTGTTCAACCGGAGCCTTAAACTTAATCGCACTATCTAAAACTACTTCCATACTACCTCAAAACTGTTTGTGCCGAGCCTGTCGAGCCGGAGACGACAAGAAAACGTTTGAGCCCCGCTCGGCTGACATGGTTGATCAGGTAGATATACAAACCTGTGCGACCCACTCATGCCTTACAGTCGCAGCCCCTAATGTAGGGGCGATTTTCTAGTTTGTCAAGCTTTTTTTCGCTTTTTTTCTCGCTTGCTTGTTTCAGACACCAACTTACCATTTGAGTCACGGCGAAACGAACGATTCGCACTGGCGGACTTAATCTTGTAACCATCGGCGTTTGAACCACCCTTGCCTAGCGCTTTGTTATGCGATAAGTCTCTGCCCTCACGCGCATCGGCTTTACCGTTACCGTTAGCATCTCGACCTTCGCTATCGACTTTTCGCCGGAGGCGTTGACGCTCCATACGGTTAGCGTGTTCGCCACGCGCTTTTTGTTGCTGATACTCTTTCTTGTAAGGGCGTTTTTTATTGACGTAAGCCATTTTTGTCTTCTTCCATGATTGTGATGGAATGCATAGCCAGCTTTGTATAGCTCATAGCCTCAAGCGCAAACTCTTTAGCGATCTCAAAGTCTTTATGTAGCGCCGCTTGATGCATATTTTTCAACGCTTGTTCTGCATCCATCATTGGTTTTGCGTAGTCGATTAAACCTGAAACCTGCATGTCTACCTTTCCTTGTAGTGTTGACATATAGATACTGGACACCACCCGCAAAGCCCTGTCGGGTTTTCTTGCCAAGTGTCGTTATCTAAAGAAAACTGTAACCGAGTCAGTGGTTCGTTGAACGACTCCCAGTATTCATCAATTTTATCCCGCGTGTACTCAGAAGTGAAGAAATCTTCGTAGGCGACAAAAAGTAATCCGCCCTTTATACGCTCTAATTGCGGAAAATGGGCAAACGCCATAAGCGCCATCAACTGCAACTGTTTCAGGTCAGGATAGGTTGACTTCCCCGTTTTATAGTCAACTATGAAGCCTGTGTCTCCATCCACCACCACTAAGTCAGCAATACCTCGTACCCAATAGTCGGGCGACCCGAACTTGCATGGTTCTTTGTCAATGGTCAGCGCCATGCGATGCTCGGGGTACTTATCACCCGGCATATCTCTAAGCGGGTCTAGCTGAGGTTTGTATTTCTGATAGTTCTTCGCAAGCGGCGTGCCGTCTTTGACATAGTCCTCTAGTGCCCTATGTACTTCTTGACCATAAAGTGTTTGCTGAGTTGGCGCCTTATGGAACCGCTTGAGAACTTTAATTTCTTGGTACTGCCGTGGGCAGTTAATGTAATCTTTTAGACTGGAGAACGACCACTTGACTGTATTCATACTAAATCTTCCGGTTTGTAAAGGGAGCTATATGTTAACAGTCGCCGTAGCGTTGTGCAAACTCTGCCTCACAGGCTACCGGGAGCGTAGACGCCCAAGTGGGGGGCGTAGACATGATGCCAGTTATATACTCAACGGCCTCGTCAGCCTCGTCTTCAGGCACGACTACTACCGCCGCATCGTGGACGGTCAGCACCACTTGGTATTTCTTGTTAATAGCGAGCATCTGCTCACCCACAATGATTCGCGCCAAGGCTTGAATAACGTTCTCTACGAACGTGCCGCCCCATAAGAATACCTTTCCCTTACGCGAGTCATAGACAATCTTAGATACCGGTGGCTCGCCCTCGTGCTCGCTCGGTACATTCTCGCGGCGTAGGTTTTTGTAAGATATACGTAAGTCATTGGGTAGGGTGATGCCGTCGTTGTAGACCTTGACGCACTTATGCTGACCAAAATATAGCGTCTCTTTGAAATCCTGAGCCAGCATAGTATCTATAAATCTATCGGCCTCGTACCATAAGTTTTTTATATTGCTGTATTCGCTACGGTATACATCTATGATTCGTTTGGCTTCGTCCTCGGTCATGTCAACGCCCATCGTCTTTAACTGCAACGCAAAGCGCTTTGCTCCCATGCCGTAGCCGCATCCTAGGATAGTTGTCTTACCAACGAATCGCTCGTCTTTGGTTATATCTTCCCTATCTTTGTCATAGATGGAAGCCGCCATTATTTTGTAAACGTCTTCTTTGTCGGCAAAAGATTGTGTCAGATCAGTCTGACCGGATAGCCAAGCAAGCACCCGCGCCTCAATCTGAGAAGAGTCACAGTTGATAACAACATAACCTTCTGGCGCTATCACTGCTTGTTTTAGCGTTTTCTTTTTCGGGTCGCGGCTAGGTAGGTTCTGAAAGTTAACTTTGTCGTAGCCCGACCACCGCCCAGTGTGGGCGCCGTAGTATTTCAATGGTATCGGTAGCGCGCCGCGATTACGCTTACTTATGTCTATGAAACGCTGTATGCGCGATTCTTCAATGGTTGACTTAGTGCCTAGACGCACAGTGCATAGGTGCTGGATGAATGAATTTTCGTGTTCAGTTAACTCAATAAACTCCGGATCGCCTTTAGCCAGCGCCAAGGTTTCTTTGCCCGTAGTTTTGCTTATCTTCATCTTTGGCTCAACACCAAAATCCCTAAGCACATTGGCAAACTGCTGGTTAGATGACAGTTTCTTACGGACGTCTTCTTCTGTCTCACATTTAAGTTTTTCCTTTAGTGAAGACAGTAGCTCAAGCTTTTCTTCTTTAAGTTCTACCAGCCGCTTCTCAAGCAGTTCAACATCAACTTGTAGTTTCGGATGCGTAAACATCCTGATTGTCATATCAATCAAGTCCAACTCAGACTCGTCTATATTTGCGCCAAGCCTAGCGAACAAGTCAAACGTTAACTGAACGTCATTACGGCAATACTCACCATACCGCGCCAAGTCTTCTTCGTTGAAATCAGCTAGATACTTACCAAGCGCGTTGACTACTTCTGTGCCTTTCTTGCCTATTTGGTATCTTTCTGCTAACGCCGCGAGCGAACCTCCGACTTCTACGCCGTGAACGGCTCTAGCCATGCATAGCGTGTCTAGATAGTATTTGGGGGTTATACCAAAGAACCATTTAAGTATGGCTCCATCAAACATTGTGTTGTGGCAAAGCAGGGCGCTGTTCTTCCAATCGAGCGCCAACAAAGTTTTGCGTAGGGCCTCTTTGTTACCGGCATGCCATACTACTTCGCCTTCGTCAATCTTTATAGCGACGCCAATCACCTCAAATTCAGGTGACCGTATATATTCTTCTGTGGGTAGCCTAGATAGGCTGAACGACTTTGAATAGTAAGTCTCAAAGTCTAGTGTAATTAACGACATCTGTTCTCCGGGGGCAGCGGGGGACAAGCCCCCGCTTAAGACTATATACGCTCGATGGCTCTTTCTAGATACCACTTAGCTTTTTCTAAGTCTGTTCGCGCATTGTCTTTCTTACCCGCTCGTGACACGTACTTTACTACGTTGCCTAGGTGATAGTTTAGTTTCTTGGCTTCGATAAAGTCAATAACTTCCATACCGCCATCAGTGTAGTGAGGCGGATTGTTAACCACCTTGTTCCTATCATGGGATGCGAGCTTATCTAAAAGTTCGACTCCGCTAGGCGTTAATGTTATAACTTTCTTTGGTCGCCCGACTGGTCGCTTGGCTTTAACTACTTCGTCAGACCCCGCTGACTTATTAAACTCCCATCGAGCGTTATACACCTGAGACTTGGTGACGCCTCTGATGGAACTAAGTATCTCTTGGTTGGTCTTGCCAAGTTTGATTTGCTGAATGATTTTCTGTCTACGTGATGTTTTACGCATGATTTGCTTTCTCCAAAAAAATTGAATCGTGATTATGTGCGGTCAAATATCAGTTTGTCAAGTATTACATTAGTTTACTCCTTTCAAAATGGCGCTTCGCCTAGATCGTCAAGGTCAGTCTGCCCCGATTTCTGTTGCTGCTTCTCCCACATTCGGTGGGCCTTCACTAACTCCTTGGGATTGACTCGGATAAATGGATTGGTAGGATAGGGCGAGGATGCCTTCCAGTGCTTGTCGTAGTCGCACGGCCTCATCCAAGGCTTTATCCAATCTGTGTCGTAAGATTCTGTTTTCATTTCTTGCGTCTCCTAGAAGTAAATCTAACTCTCTGAACTCTTCTTCACTTGGCATCGTCTAGCTCCTCTCGAAACTGAATCAAACTTTTCTTGTGCCCACGCACGGGCTGGTAAACATGTTCTGCGGTAGAAAACTTGTGCTCACTAGAGCATTCATACCTGCGATATTTCCACGTACCCTCACCGCTTGCGCGCTTGCGCACCTCTAAGCATTTAGCTAACTTGCCGCACTCAGGGCACGGGAAAAACGCTACCGATAAATTAGTCAAAGGAACCTCCCAATCCAACCCCATGCCAAGCCAGTGATAAACGCCATGCCCGACAAGAGAACACACAAAATAATACCCGACTTAATCAGGTGCCATATCTCATCAAAAATTTCCAAATCACTCGGCCCACGACCACGCGGTTCAGGTAAATCACTCATCGTCTTCTCCTTCTTCCTGTTCACGAACCATCAGTTCTATGTACATCAAATAAGATTCGCATAACGCAGCTATAACGCTTGCCATCTCTAGCCTATGCATAGCGCTAAGTTTAGATAGCGAATGCACTAACACGTTAATCTGCTCGTCTTTCTGCCCTGAAACGCCCAGCACAAGATTGACCTTACGCTGAACGGATTCAAGCTCTTTGGCGTCGGGTGTTCGGCTTCGACTCATGCTACGACTCCAAACATGGTGAGTTACAGATTAAACGACGCGGAAACACGCACATCATTTGACATGTTTCGTGTAACCATGTGTCTAAGATAAGACCTGAATAAAATTAATGTGCCTTCTTTGGGCTCAAAGCCAACTCTATCGGCATTGATTACTTTCGACTCTTTTAAGTTTCTCAGCGGTAGCATGTCCGGTTGCTTAGGGTCTTCAAACATAAGGTTTCCACTACTAGCGGGAGCAGAGATGAAGTAAACGGCGCTAATGATTGCATCGTTATGGGCATGAAACTCTTGTGAGTTGCCCGGCTCCGACACGTTTAACCAACCACCCTGCGTCTTGTATTCAAAGTCTGATGCGTGGGCTTTGGCAAACTCATTAGCGTGCTTGGTAACTGCATCTACAAGTGGTAAGAAAACTGCATCGGATGTTACAGAGTAATCACCATTGATAGTTGTGTAAGTACCACCTTCCCAATTTCTACTGCTAGGGTACTGCTTACGTATATCCAACGCTCTGTCCCGCCATATACGGTTCTGCTCGCCGTCAAACAAATCATGTTCAACGTAGATAACCACCGGAAAATGGATTTCTAGTTTCGACATATCAGCATCTCCCATCCATATCAAAGTCTTTCTCACGTATATAGCGTTTGATTTCTTCTACCTGCTGGGCATCAGCAGAATGGCAATACGCTATGACGTAATCCACCATCGCCATCAGGGCTTCGTAGTGCGCGGCGTCTTTGAGCATCCAGCCTAGCCCACCAACGTGGGCGGCTCGGGCATAGATACCTCTTGGGTCAACCTTGGGCACGTAGGGTTCAATCATGTTTACGTTTCTCCGTTTCATCGACACGTTCTGACGATGTGTCGCTGGCATCAACATCAGGCTCGTACCGTTCGGCTTTGTCCAGCCCCGCTTGAATAGCCGTCATGATGCCCAGCCGTGCAAACGACATTACAGATTCAGGAGTCAAGTTGAACATATAGTCGGCGCTACCATCGGGGTTCTCGCGTATCAACTCAACCTTAAAAAAACTGCTCATACTGCACCTCCAGTTAAAGCTGCTTGAATCTGCCGTAGTTTTTTACGGCGTCGGTATGCGTGGGTTCGCTCCAGCGGGGTCATACGTGGTGGTCGCTTGGCATCAAACCCATCGCCCAACTTGTACACCGGAATCATATTACAACCCCGCGAATCGCGCTCCCACCCCTCTATGTATACAATCTTCTGCGCCCGCATCGTCCGCATCCAGCGGTATATGGTGTTGTGATGCAAGCCGCTCGCCTGCTCTAACTCAGCCTTCGTTGCGCCTTCGTATAATTCTTTAATCATTGACACCAGCGCACGGGTTTTTATTTGGTTTCTCATGCTGCTTCCTTTATTTTGTAGTCATGAAAGACTGCTTTACCACTATGCTTGAACCTAACATTTATTTCCATAGACTCTATCCACCGCCTAATGTGGCCCGGACGGGTTTCTGCTATTTCCCACCCTTCAGGTATTTTGGTCATATCTTCACATAAGAGATGACGCCAATGCCCTCGGCGTTTGTGGTAATACGGGCTGGCATGCGTACCACCTTTTCTAGACTCCCCACCCACACGCACAACTTGGGGCTCAAACACTCGTTCCGTCCACCGTAACATAGGTTGTAGATTCTTTTTCTTGCGGGCTTTATTGATTTTGTCTTTACCCACTGCTTTAGCAGGTAGATATATTTTCAACGATGCGGTTTCGTTGGCTAAAGTTAATTTAGCCATAGAATTTAAAGCCGTCCTGTGGAAGCTTTCCATGTAGTACCACGTTGTTTTCCTAAGTTTTTCAGGTACGTCCCGGTAAAAATAGGGGGCATCCCTCTCGGCTGGTATAGAAACATTTTCCCAACGCGCGTTCATCTCCCCTATAGTTTCTCCGTACTCGTTGTTTTCCGATGGTACATAGTCTGGGCTAAACCTTCTTTTAGCGTCTACCATTATTTCATTCATTAGAAGTCCCATATTGGCTAATAAAGGCCAGCGTATAGACTCTGAATCTAGACCAGACTCATTAAAGACTAAAGTACAAACAAATTTCCACCCAAACCATTTAAAACCTGTAACTTTTTCTAAATTATTCGCCACGTTTGGCGCTAGTTTTTCGTATATATTTACTATTATCTTGTCTGTTTTATGCTCTAAAAGAATTATTTTCTTGTTGTTACCGGCCCCGGCGGTCTGGTAAATAGCCATATCAGGAAACGGTAAGCGTACCCTGTCGTAGACTTCGCTTGAAGTAAAAACACCGTCCCCCATGTCGTCTTCCCTACCCAACAATTTGAAACATGGGGATGCGTCTTCTATTGGTATGTCTATTTCTGCCCAAGTCCACTCCATAGGGTTTAGCAGTCGCGGGGATATTTGTTCGATGTCTGCAATCATTGCGTTATTCATCATCGCTCTCCTCAGCTTGTTTCCAGTCGTCGTAACCCGCGCACCACGTTGCCGGTAAACTGGGGTCGTTCAACAACACGCAGGATTCGTCCCGCAACTCAGTCGATGATTCGCCGTATGGCACGAAACTGATATGCGTTTGTTTATATTCACACTCGTCGCAGTACTTTTCCGCGTGTTGAGTCCAAATATCTTGCACTAAAAATTCCCTCATGTTTTCTGCCTCCTGAGAAACCAGTTATCAATTTCCTGTTGAAACGTGCTCGCATTCTGCTCGTTAACAACAAGCGCCAAGCCGCCGTTGATAGTAATCTGCTCCAAGTTATGCTTTTGAAGTTCAGTCAATTTACCTCTTGCGGCTTTACATTCAATACCGATAAACAACCCTTTCCAACAAACTAAGATGTCAGGCACCCCTGACGAACCATACCCGCCTGTCAGGGGCTTAACAATGTAAGCCCCCATTGACTCCAGTGTGCGGGTAACAACTCTTTTGACTTTTGCCTCAGGTGTCACTGTTACGTCCTTTGTAGGGTTCCGCGAAGACGCATAAAGTCTTTTTGCTCTAACACAACAATATATGTATCGGCACCTGATTGCCACCCGATTTCATCGAGCCGCTTATCATGGTAATTGATATACATACTGTGGTCAGACAAAGCCCCTGCCTTTTTGGAAATCTGTTTTGGTGTCGGGATGGCATGAATCATAGACAGCCTCATCCTTATGCTGTTCGGAAGCTTTTTACTCTCGTACCGCAAAAGATAGTTACTGTGTATGTAAACCTCATACGTATCCCCGCAATCAATTACTACCACTGGAACGCGCCAAGCACCCTTCAAAGTCTGATGGGGCATAGGCTCGACTACCATCAAAGTTTCTTAATAAAAAACCTGTCGATCTCTTGGGCTCTCCCGCCGCCGCTGTAATACGTTGCGCTAAGCAATTCTTTAACCACAGTGTCACTTCTAGGAATAGTAAAACCGCTATCTGTAGACATGTTTTTGGCTTCCATATGCATTAACAAGTCTATTTTTGTATCCTCGTCTAACTCTTTAGAGATAGTAATATCGGATAAAGTAGCTTTTGTAAAATGCATAAGAGTCTCATCCGTCTCTTCTACAGTTGCTACCCCTGTAATAAATAGATTACCAGTCGCGCATCCTATTTCTGTGGTAATTTTATACCTGCCATCCAACGGCACTTTATTGGCTAGTTGCTTCTGATATTCTTGTTCCAGTCGTACAGAATGCATTAGGAGTTCCGAGGCTTGAGTCGTAGCTTCGATGGATAGAGGTACACCGTTAACAATGTACTCAAGCATACTCCTCTCAAAGTCCCGGTCTGTATTGACAAGGGACGGCATTGAAGATCTTTCATTAATCCTCTCTAGTAGGAATCGCAAAGTTGGTCTTGACCTATCTTTAAAATTCTTAAAAGTTTCCTCTTCTAGTATGTCACCACTAAATTTCTTTTTCGGGTCGATACCCCAATCCTGCTTAACTGCTTTTATGACAGTGCTTAGTTTTGCCGATGCCCTTGCATAAGATGCCCATCCGCCGGGTAGCGTGTAGTCCGCCCTCTCTCGGCGAGTAAATGGAGTTTTAATAACATACCTGTAATAGTCAGGCCCTTGGTGGCGAAACACCATAGTAATTTGCATCGCTATTAAGCCGTGCTTGTCACTTAGTACGGCAACTTTGTCACCGCCCGCTCTTCCCGTATCATTCCAAGAACCTACTGAGTGAATGTACAGCCCCTCGCTATGTTTTATAACTTCTTTAGCCGCTTTCTGAATTTCGGGGGCAACATCTTGCCACGCAGATAACGTGTCAGGGGTGACTGACGGATGAAATATATCGTTGCTCATCTTGGTTTCTCCTGTTAATCAAGGTTGAATTTAACTTTTTTACCCATTGTCGGGACAAAGTTTTGGTTTTGCGTTACAAGCCAAAGCGTCGGCGCGTTTGATGACCACTTGTCCTCATCGTCTAGGTAACCGTCGGTAAAGACAATAACCGCCTCTGCTTCTATGTTCTTATCTTTAATGTACTTAGGAACACAAGCAATGCTAGTGCCCCCACCTCCCTTGGGTTTGAGAAGCGTCTTAAGACTTGAATACTGAGTCGGTTCAAGCCGTTGGTCACCCCTCACTATAGTATCCCACCACAATATTCGTATACCGCTTGGCGTAACGCTTTCTGTAATTGAAGCCAGTTCTGTCGCAAACTCATTGATTTGATGCTGACCAATTGAACCTGATGTATCAATACAAACAACCAAGTCGCCTACCGTATCGGAATAAGTGGTTGGCATATACAAATCATTGACGATGTGACGCCTATCAAACTTACGGAATGTGTACTCATCTTTACCCACGGCAAATTCGCTCACCCACTCCCGTAGTTCCTCACGCCAATCAACCTGCGGTGTAAGCAAATCTTTGATTGCTCTAGGCATATCGCCGCCTACTTTCCCTGCAAGCATACCGCCTTCACGCAAAGCACTGTCTACAGCATCGGCTATCTGTTTATCAGATAGTTCGTTACCTTTCGCGTCAGACACCTCTGACTCGTAGTCGTGCTCGTCAAGTGGCTCCATACCATCAAGCGGGTCACCATTGCCATCACCCTGCTGACAACTACCGGGCTTCTTTGACGTAGATGATTTATCCATTAAGTCACGGTACACCTGATCGAAAGACCAATTGTGATACTTATCATCATACAAAGCACACTTAGGCAACTTAATAAAGTCGCTGTCCCACCTCTCCAATTGATAAATGATGTCGTTCACAACAAAGTCCGCCGCAATGTTCGCGGCTTTGGCGTTCTCTTTCCACTTGCGTTTGTGTAGCGGTAAGTGCTTCAGCGCAACGTGCAGATTCTCATGCATGACAACGGCGTTAAACTCCGCGTCAGACAGTCCTGACATAAAAGCCTCGCCGTACCGCTTGTTGACCCCATCTGTGTATGCAGTCTTGCAGTTAGAGACAATCTCCGAATCGCCGAGCATCAGCACCCCGCTATACAAGGCAGTGCGTTTGTTCTTCATCAAGCGGATGTGTGACCGCTTCAATCTTGTTACTTGGTCTACCATGTTCTTACCCCATCAACTCAAGGTTAGTCTTAGCCCACTGACGAATCTTGTCGTTCTGACCTGCTAGTTTGATTTTCATACGCATCATCAACGTAAAGAATATTGACTGAACTTCCTCACGTTTCACGCGCTCAACCCAAGTCATAAACTTACTCAACTCGTCGTGCGAATCAATCCGGTCAACGCCTTGGAACATCGTCATGAGCAACGCCGCAACGTCCTCTTGCGGACAGACAGCGCCAAGCGGGTCGGCAATGATGTCCTCATACTTAGCGATATTCTTCTCAAGTCGTATGGTCGCAGTCAGAGACCGAGCCGCCGCTTCACCGATAGTGCCGCACAGAGCCGCAAGCGTAGTGTTCTCGCCTAGGATGTCGCTATTCCTAACGATTGGGTCAGCCATTGCCAATGACCGAGGCGATGCAAACTGCTTAACTGTACTGCTAGGCTTAAAGATGAACTCGTTATCGTCTTGGTCGCCATCAATATAAGACGCCATCACTCGTGGATTCATAACAACCCAAGTACGAATTGAACTTGAGATGTTGTTGGCGGTAGCCCATTGTGACCACTGCAACGCAGTCGGCTTTGCCATATGAACCTTAACGATACGATTGCCAACGTGGGCAAGCATTGAGTCGCCAACGCCATCAGTCGCATTGTTGGATGTGATAAACAATAACGAACCTTCGGGTAGCGCCTTGTCACCGACGAACCGCTCAAGAACCAGCCTAGTGAACAAGACCTGCATCATCTTCGGCGCTTTGAGCATCTCGTCAAGCATAATCACTTTAGGCTTGCCGTTGTCTAATTTGAACAAACTAGAAACGTAATACTCAAGCGTCTTCGACTGGTGATTAGGAATCGACGCCGCAACGTCCATCAATTCTTTGTTAGGACAGTCAACGTAGATGTAGTCGTACTTGTCTTCGGGATACTCATCCTTCGGGCTACGCCACTTGTCACCAAAGTCTTCGGCTAGTGCTTTCAGGATTGACGATTTGCCAACGCCCGGCTCACTAATAATCATCACACTTGCTTTATCACCGATGGTGCGAATCAGTTTCTTGCACTCGTCGATGTCCACCATAGGTAGGGTATTTGCTCTTGCCATCTTGCTTCTCCAAATGTGTCAGACTGCGCTGACGATTAATCAAACATATCAGGGTTCATGTCAAACTTCTTAAGAACGTCTAACACTTCATCCGCTGACTCTTTCACTTCACTACGCATCACGCTACTGTCCCGTAACGTTTGTGCGTCTACTCCCCTGAGACTCTCGGCTAGTTTTGAACGCGCCTGTTCGATGACCGGATTCTTGGTCAGATTGAAACTTGACAAAGTATCACATAATTCTTTGGCTTGTTCAAGCGTTCCCGAATAAATTTTCGGATTGCGTTTGCGCCCCTCTTCGTCAGTTACATCACGACATGCATTACTAATACGTGTTGCAAACGTTACCAACTGTTCGCCCGTCTTCTGCATGATTGCATCGACGAACTTCTCGGCTTGCTTGTTGTAATGCTTCTTCAAGTCCTCTGCAATATCTTGCGATATAGCATTGCGATAGTCGTTGGTTGGAACCTCTGTGACATACAGATTCATTGTGAACTTGGACATCAAATCTTGTGCGTCAGGGTAGTCTGACCGATTAAACATATCGCCATTCTTAAACGCCATGTCGCTGATGATGTTCGGATAAGCCTCAATAAACTCATCCCGTAACTTGGCGTGCTCCGCCTCGTACTCTCTGTACTCCTTCATAAATTTATCTAGCAACACAGTCGGAACGTAGTTGAGCTGGTCGTGCCACGGATACGCCCTACGTTGAAGCCAGTTACGCATGGTCTGCCTATGGTTAGCCAGCGCGCGGTGTTTAGGATGGTTAGCCAGCAAGTTTTTGGTGTACCTGCCGCTATCCTTGCTTGCCTTGTACGCACCCGCTACTTCCTCACTGATACCCTTATCCTGTTTGGTAGCAGACCATACTTTGATGTCGATATTGACCAGTACGCCCGATGACGCAAGGCTTACCACATGGTCTGGTGATTGAATTTCCATCTCATTTCTCCAGTATGTTTAACACATTAACAATGGCGCTCTGCGAACGCCCACCAACATTCCAACGCTTAATCTTGTTTGTATCCTTACCGCCCTCCCCACAAAAGTTATGACCGTCTTTCCAGTTGTAAATCGTAGCCACGACGCCATCCGAAAACTTAACTTCCCACTCGGCGTCTGTCTTGCACCCGTCGCCTTCAGTAGGCTGTCCGAATAGTCTGACCAATTGTTTATAGTCGGCTCCGACTCTCCCCTGCAAGCATGTGCCGTCAATATCAATGTACGTATCGTTGTGTGTTTCGTATTTCATTTGATTGCCCCTTTTAGTTCCTCCACCACTTCGGTAAAGTTTTTAACTTGTTCATCCGTGGGCTTGACGCCCGTGCGTAGGTACACATCCAAAATAAAACTCGTCTCCTGCAACGCTTTGCATACACTAGCGTAAGCCTTATGGGCTAGGGCTAACTGCTCTGGCTCGGTTGCAGGGTTCTCCAACATCTTGAGGATTGTCTGCTTCATGTGCTCGTGGTTCTCAAGCATGTCCATCCATCGTTGCTTGTGAATTTTTGTGTACAAATCTAATTCCCTTCTCATTTGACTAACCCGCCTTTGTTGTTGATGCCGACAAGGTCGGCTTTCTGTGTGAATAGCATATAGTTTGACTTGTGCATGGGTGCGACGCACCAATGTTTCCTAGCGGCTTTGGCTTGCGCCTCGCCACACTCAAGGCAAACTCGGAACCCCGCTGCTTTCCTAGCGGGTGCGTATGTCTCGCCGCAGTCGCGGCAAATCGGCTTCATCTTTGACATGGTTAGTTACTCCGCTGTAGTAAGTCGTCGATGGTTGCTTGTTCCATTGGCACTTCGTGTATTGAATACTCGTGCCATTCGTCTTGCACCTCATCGCCCAACTGAGCAATGTGTCGCTCATAGTCAGCGGTCTGCTCGTTGTAGTACGCACCAATCGGCACGTTGCTACGCATAAGTATGTATGCCTTGGGATGCGGTGGTAATGTCAACCCCGCCTCGGCGTGTTGTATAAGTAATTGCTTGAAAGCGCCCATAACTATCTCCTTACTGATGCGTCAGAGGTGTCTGACACGTTAAACAACTGAATTGAACTGAATGCCACTATGCTCGGTTGCTTCCCGACCATATGTATATTATATAGTAGTTTGTCAACTTGTGCAAGTGGTTTACCTAACTTTCTTGTTCACACGTTTCGGTGTACATCCACACGCCGTGGTCATAGCCACATTTATAGGCTATGCGCTCATCATCCGATTTGTTAAGTGATATGTTTACACGCTCACCCCTGAAAAACCCATCGTCCAAGCCACGCTCGTATGCGCTAAGTATTTCTATGTTCATTTGCTTTCTCCTTCCAAAAGTTCATCGGGCACTTCCACCTCGTCGCCCAACTTGCTGGCTACATAACAACGCATGGCGGCGATTAGGGGCGTTGGGCCAGTCCCTTTTTTCCACCCATCTAAACCCGTCCACTCATCTTCATCTCCTAAATAAATAGCAATCTGCTCCCGCTCAATAATCGGCCCACCCTGCCCCCAGTCGGTTGATGGTGTGTAACCTCCCTCTTTAATAAAACCAATGTCAAGCGCATCGCCATTGACAACCCCTTCACACTTTCCCACCGCCCAATCGAGCGCAACCCCGCTTAGTTCATTTGTCTTTACTTTCATTTGCTTTCTCCTGTTACTGCGTCAGACCAGTCTGACCACTTCCCCATAAACACACACTCGCCAATCTGTTTCCCCTTATGCGTGTAGTAGGTCTCTCCGCATCCCGCCATCCACTCAACCAAGATGACAAACATACCAACCCACAGCGCCAAGCAAGACACAAACACAGCGGTACTCTTAATGAACCTTATCATCGTCGCACTCCTCAACTGCCGTCACCCGCGCAGATATTCTTTGCTTAGATATGAAGTCCAGCAGGTACCACAGTTTGTGACCGATGTCCCGCATGGCATCGCTACCGGCGTGTAAGTCTTTGCTTAGTTTGTCAAGAGCCATGTATTGTTCATTGTCAATAAAGAATCCGTCGAGTTCCATCATTACTCTCCTGTTAGTAAACTTTTACGTGAAGTGATTCTCTCGTGAGCCTGTATGAGCCTGTCTTAAAAGATGCGGCAACCGCCAGCGGCTAACGAACAGCGATTAATCGGTGTAATCAAGCGGTCGTGCAAGTCGCGGATTGAGTCGTACTTTCTGCCGTTTATCTTAATCTCCGCCCGGTCGTCCAGCGCATGTTGCTTTACAAACTCAAACACTTGAAAGCAAGCGTCATGCAATTCGTAAGGTGTCACAGTGGTGACTTCCATACCGCGCTGGGTCTTGATGTTGTATAGCGTGATTGTGTATTCCATGTCGTTCTCCAGTTTGTGATTGCAAACGTCAGAGGGGTCTGACGCACTACTTAACGGTGATGTACTTTTTGTTCCCCACCGTCTTTATATTATATACTAGATTGTCAACTTATACAAGTGTATTATGTAACTATTTTGGGATAGGACGGCAGGGTTTGTCTAGCGGGGAACTCGGTTTTGTTCCGTTGTTCCATTTCGGGGTGGTATTACTTGGAACAGATGGAACAAGATTTTTGTAAGAGTAAAGGTTTTAATTTAGGTTGAAAAGTGTTAAAATAGAGGAGAGAGAGTAATAATAATATAATATATATAATACTTCTGTTCCGTTGTTCCACGATTTTCAGGGTATGGCTGGAAAATTCAATTTGCTGATTTGCAACGCAATATGCTGTCGAACGATCAGGTTTAATTTTTAAAAAAGTCATGTAATACCTAAAAATCGTGGAACAACGGAACAGAATCGCTGGAAGCCGCATAAAACCTGGAAATTCTTGTTCCACGCCATATCCGAAAATTGGAACAAATGCAGAACATCGCTGGAACAAGGCTGATTTTGTAATACTGTTTACCTAGTGTCAGAGGGGTCTGACGCGTTATTTATTGCGTCAGCCAGACTGACGCGCACGCGCGAGGAAAAATAACTGGTTTCAAAAACGCTGGGCGAAAAAAAGCCCCAGCACCAACTTGGCGCTGGGGCATAGTCAACTTAGGCTTTCCAGATTGACATAAAGGCAGATACGGCATTGTTAAACTTGTCTAAGTCTGCCGTATCATCATGGCGCAAACGCTTAGCGTTTTTGCATCGGGTTTTTAAGTCACTAAACACATTGTCAACGTAGTCAGTAAAGTCAACGGGTTTTGCTTTTTCTTTTTTCTCAGGCTCCACACACTTACGCACTGCCCTCAGTAGAGCATTGCGCCGGGCAGACTTGTATTGCCCCCATTGCCTATGCAACGCACGGGCTATGTCAACCATAACAGGCTCAGTTGCTCTAAGTGAGTTCAGTTGCTGGGGACTATATGACATAGCCCACGCAAGCGTTGCAATTAATGCGGGCTTGCCTTTGCCCTTTATGGGTGTCCAGTCATTAGAGTAACCCACAGGCTCACGCAATTCTTGGAAGCGTAGAGCGAAGCCCTCATCCAACTCTGCAAACTTGTCATTGTCAGTTGCAACCACGTTGACAAAATCAGGGCAACGCTCTAGCACTTTGCGCGCTATTTCTTGGGTTGCTTCTTCAGACTGGGCAAACTGATAACCAAGTGTTTTCAAACTATCCATTGTCATTCTCCAAAAAAACGGATACACCGCGCATCCGCTCATTATGTATTACCGGATATGGGGGAGCATTGTCAACTGTCTGAGGGGTCTGACACATTAAATAGTCCGTCAGGCACGCTGACACGCACGCGCGAGGAAAAATAACTGGTATCAATGGGCCGAAAAAAAACCCGACCAGCCAAGCGGCTGGTCGGGTCTAGGGTTAACCGCCGGAGACCGGGCGGTTATAGGCGGCTTTGAAGGCCACAATCGCCGACTCGATTCGGGTCAAGTCAGCGGTAGCATCGCCACGATTCGATGACGTCTTGCATCGCGCTTTGATTGACGTAAGGGTATCGTCTAGATACTTGGCAAAATCAGCCGCCGGGTTTCGGGTAACCGACTCGCCGTTTCTTTCCTTCTCGATTCGCTTTAGTTCACCAATCAGGCGGTTCTTAAGCGCATTGAAGTACTTGCGGAACCGGGTATGCAAGTCAAATAGAACGTCGCGCTTAACCGGGTCATCTTTCTTAAGTGAATTAAGCGCTTGCGGCGAGTAAGACAACGCCATGGCCAGAGTCGCGACCACTGCTGGTTTGTCATCTTGAGTCGGTATCCATTCGCTCGAATACCCTACCGCCGGGTTCATTTCCTGCCACTTGAGCGCGGCGCCTTCCTTCATCTCGCTTAGGACTTCCTCGCTGATTTCATCAGCCGTGGCGAGTGATGGGTTCTTTTCGTACACCGCCTGAGCGATTGTCCGCATCGACTGGCTTGCGCTTGCGAATTTATACGTCAGGTTTTTATACGAATCAGAACTCGAAACAACCGCCTCAGCGGCTAACTTAGGTTTGGTTACCATCTTGATTTCTCCTAGAAGTTAAAAAACGCCGGGCGTTTTCGCGTCCGACAATTATCTTTTACCGGGTTTGTTTGGGGTTTGTCAATTGTCCGGGGGGTCTGACGCGGTAGGTAAGGCGTCAGCGGCGCCGCCGCGCACTCGCGTGGGGGAAAATAACTGGTATCAAAACCCCAGACACAAAAAAAGCCCCGACGCGCTTGGCGCCGGGGCTTGGCTAAAAAGCTATAACGGGACGGCTGGGAACTCGCCTAACCGAGCCAACTTACCCATCGCAAACTCATAGTCCTTCTTTGTTGTTTTCAGTATCACCCTTATCCCTGTCTCTTCCATTTGGTCTTTTACTTTCTCCATTTCAGTCCTGCATCTATCTTCTCCTCTCTCCAGAAGCGCCTTCGTACGCAACTCGTAGTAGCGGGTGTGCAATTTGTCAACGTAAACAATCAAAGCCTGCAGTTCTTGCCTAGATGTCTTATCCGTGAATATCATGTCTTCTCCTTAGAGTGGGGGGCTTGCGCCCCCCTTGGTTTAGGACTTGGTGTACTTCACCACTTCCGGCTTGCGTAGGATTGGGTAGATGACCGCAATCACATCCTTCTGACCTCGGTAGGCTTGCGCCCACTCAACTGCACTCCGCTTAGTCCAAGCGGTGTGGGACTTTTTTAGGTCGCCCCACTTAACCTCGGTGCGATATAGCATATCGTCTCCTTAGTTAGAACAGCACCATTGCTGTTCATGGTTATCTTCTACCTGATGGGGGTAGGGTTTGTCAAGTTGGTGGGGGGTCTTACCCCACCGGAGGGGCACCCCCTCGGCGCGCCGCGTTGCTATCGTGTACTACATACTTAATAATTTGCACAAATAACTACACAATTTCCCAACTTTCGATATAATCCCCTTGAGCAGTTCCTCCTGCTTTCTCCTCCCTCTCTTCCACAGAGAGTTAGGCCCCCCCGGGGGCCTTCTTTTTTTCCTCCCCCCACAAAGTCGCCATTTCTAGAAACACCCCCCGTCAGGAGTCCCAACCTCCTCGGGAAAACCCCAATATATTTTCTAGCGGCCATCGGTAGAGTTGGCTCTGGGGGCTAGGGATTATTCATTAACCTAACTTTTCTATCTCCAAAGTTGACCCGACGCCCCCACCCCTTGCATATTTGTATATTTGTGGTACAGTCCGTAGAACTTAAGGAGTGCCCGTCTTCCTCCTATGACGACTTTAGTTGCGAATATACAGCCCAACGTACCGCTTCCGGCTACGGCCACTGAGGCGTTTCCGCCTCTTACTGATCTCGAAGAAATCGAGATGCGCGGGCGCACAGTCAAGATGATTGCCGACATAGAAGGCAAGCCTATTGAGCCTAACGAAGACCACAGGGCGCAGGCTTCTGCGTTAGCACAGCAAGTTATGTCTGACTCTTCAGTGCGATTGAATTTGAACGACTACCCCAACGAGACGATGGCGTATCTAGCGGGTATGGTGACCGCGTATCAGGCTGATTTAGTCAAGGAACTAGCGGATCTCAAGCGCTTCGTTATCAATAAGCTAGTGAAAGAGACAGACCATCCCGATGCAAAGATAAGGGTGGCTGCGCTTACAAAACTCGGCGAAGTTGACGGCGTAGATGCATTCAAGAAGCGCTCGGAAGTTACGGTTAAGCAGCAATCTATTGAAGAAGTAGAAAAAGAACTACTAGATACATTAGAGCGACTGCAAAAGCGCACCATAGACGTAGAAGTCGTAGAAGTGAAGAATGAGAATAACGCCTGACCAGATAAATACTCTGCGGGCCTTGCTTCCAACTATGGGAGAGGCAGAGAAAAGGCGTACGCTAGACCTGCTTAAGGAGTGGGATAGCCAGACAGTTCAGTTGGTTGGCAAAGATTCGCTGCTAGAGTTCGCCGATCACGTGTATCCGGGGTACAAAGTAGGGCCACACCACCGCAGATTGGCCAAAATCTTTGAAGAAATAGCCCTAGGCAGGAAAAAACGGGTCATTGTTAACATAGCGCCGCGCCATGGTAAGTCAGAGCTTATAAGTTATCTGGCTCCGGCGTGGTTTTTAGGCAAATTTCCACATAAAAAGATCATTATGGCGTCGCACACCGCTGATTTAGCGGTGAATTTTGGCCGTAGGGTGCGAAATTTGGTCAGTGCGGACGCTTACAAAGACATTTTTCCGCAGGTTGAGCTGCAATCGGACTCGAAATCGGCATCTAGGTGGGGTACAAACTTCCAAGGTGAGTACTTTGCCATCGGTGTTGGCGGTGCGCTGGCTGGACGCGGCGCAGATTTGTTCATTATTGACGACCCGCACTCCGAACAAGAGGCTAAAACCGGGCGTCCAGACGTATTTCTGCCCGCATGGGAATGGTTTCAGTCTGGGCCTATCCAGCGTTTGATGCCGGGCGGCGCGATTATTATTGTTATGACCCGCTGGTCTAAATTGGACTTGACTGGGCAGATTATCAGTCAGATGGGCCGCGAAGAAGGCGTAGATGAGTGGGAAGTTGTTGAATTTCCAGCGATTTTGAACGAAAAACCGCTATGGAGCGAGTTTTGGACACTAGAAGAGCTACTAGCTAAGAAGGCTGGTATGGATGTGCGGTACTGGGAGGCCCAGTATATGCAGAATCCGGTGTCTGAAGAAGGCGCCCTGATAAAAAGAGAGTGGTGGCAGACATGGGAGAATAGCGATCCACCGCCTTGTGAATTTATCATCATGAGTCTGGATGCGGCCCAAGAGGCAAACAACCGCGCTGACTACAACGCCCTGACTACGTGGGGCGTATTCATGAATGAAGAGACGGGGGCGTACAACATTATTCTTTTGAACGCCATAAAAGAACGTCTAGAGTTTCCGCAGCTAAAACAGATGGTGCTAGAGCAGTACGCTCAGTGGGAGCCAGATGCGTTCGTGGTGGAGAAGAAATCCAACGGCGCGGCGCTGTACCAAGAGCTAAGGCGGATGGGCATACCCGTTGGGGAGTTTACTCCTACCAAAGGACAAGATAAGATTAGCAGGGTAAATGCGGTTTCCGATATGTTTTCGTCGGGCATAGTCTGGGCGCCGAACCGTAGGTGGGCGAGGGAAGTGGTTGAAGAGTGCAATGACTTTCCGAGCGGGGCTAACGACGACTTAGTTGACAGCACAACACAAGCGCTGCTGCGCTTCAGACAGGGCGGCTTTATCCGTCTGCCGACGGATGAGCCAGAAGATATTCGGTATTTCAGAAGCTCTAGCAGAGAGCGCTACTACACAGTGTAAGGACAGAACATGGCCACAAGTGGAATTGATAAAGGTTTGTATGCGGCTCCCGTCGGGCTTGAAGAGGCCATGATGGATGAACCCGAGGTCGAGATCGAGATCGAAGACCCGGAGAAAGTCTCTATTGAGATGGGTGGTATAGAGATTGAGCTAGAGAAAGCCGAGCCGACCGCAGAAGACTTCGATGCCAACCTCGCCGACTTCATGGGCGATCAAGAGCTAGAAGAATTGAGCAGTGATTTGCTAGCTGATTTCGATAAGGACGTAGGCGACCGCAAGGAATGGATGGAGACATACGTCGAGGGCATGAAGCTCTTGGGCCTTAAGTATGAGGAACGTACGGAGCCTTGGGAAGGTGCCTGTGGTGTATTCCATCCGATGCTCACTGAGTCCGTGGTGCGCTTTCAAAGCGAGGCGATCATGGAGACGTTTCCTGCCTCCGGCCCGGTTAAGACCCAAATTTTGGGCGCAATAACCCCTGAAAAAGAAGACGCCGCAGAACGTGTACGTGACGATATGAACTACGAGCTGACCGAGGGGATGCCCGAGTATCGGCCCGAACACGAACGCATGCTGTGGAGTCTACCAATTTCTGGTTCGGCGTTCAAGAAGGTTTATTACGATCCGGGCAAAGGTCGTCAAGTTGCCATGTTTGTTCCCGCCGAGGACATCGTAGCACCCTATGGCGCGTCTAGCCTAGAGAATGCCGAGCGTGTCACGCACGTGATGCGTAAGACTAAGAACGAGGTTCTTAAGCTGCAGGCCGCTGGGTTCTATAGCGATGTTGACTTAGGCGAGCCGAGCAGCGAGCTAGACGATGTAGAGAAACAGAAAGCCAAAGAGCAAGGGTTCTCTGCTTCACAGGACAATCGCTTCCGTATCCTTGAGATGCACGTCGAGCTAGACCTGCCGGGGTACGAGGATAAAGATAAGAAGGGTAAGCCTACTGGCATTGCGCTGCCATACGTGGTGACCCTTGAGAAAGGCACTGGGGCTATCTTGTCTATCCGTCGCAATTGGCGTGAAGACGATGAGTTAATGACCAAGCGTATGCACTTCGTGCATTATCAATACATCCCGGGCTTTGGGTTCTATGGGTTTGGTCTGATTCACTTGATCGGTGGCTATGCTAAGTCAGCCACGATGTTGATTCGGCAGTTAGTAGATGCCGGTACGCTCTCTAACTTGCCCGGCGGCTTGAAATCACGCGGGCTGCGGATTAAAGGCGACGATACCCCCATTGCTCCCGGTGAATTCCGTGACGTGGACGTCCCGAGTGGCAGCATCCGTGACAACATCCTCCCCCTGCCGTACAAAGAGCCGAGCCAAGTGCTCTATGCACTCTTCCAAAACATCGTCCAAGAAGGCCGTGCGTTTGCCTCTGCCGGGGACTTAAACGTAAGCGATATGAGCGCCAATGCCCCCGTGGGTACGACGCTTGCGATTCTTGAGCGTATGTTGAAGGTGATGGGCGCTGTGCAGGCCCGCTTGCACTACTCTATGCGTCAAGAGTTTAAGTTGTTGAAGGGTGTCATCCGTGACTACACCGACGATGACTATGACTACAAGCCCGAGACCGGCGGTCGTAAAGCCAAGGGTGTTGACTACGACGTGACCGACGTCATTCCGGTAAGCGACCCCAATGCGTCAACGATGGCGCAGAAAGTTGTCCAGTATCAAGCCGTGATGCAGTTGGCTCAAGGCGCCCCACAGTTGTACAACTTACCGCTGTTGCACCGCCAGATGATTGAGGTGTTAGGCGTTAAGAACGCCGACAAGCTGGTGCCGATTGAGGATGACCAGACCCCGACCGACCCGGTGCAGGAGAACCAGAACATTCTGACTGGCAAACCTGTCAAGGCGTTTATAGAGCAGGATCATAAGGCCCACATTGCTGTACACCAAGCAGCCATGCAGGATCCGAAGATTATGCAGATCGTGGGGCAGAACCCGATGGCTCAGCAGATGCAAGCGACGATGTTGGCGCACATCAACGAGCACGTGGCGTTCGAGTATCGCAAACAGATCGAAGAGCAGCTTGGCCTGCCGATGCCGTCCGAAGAGCAGAACAAAACGATGCAGCCCGAGGTGGCGGCAGAAGTCGCTCAACTTGCAGCCAAAGCATCCGCCAGACTTCTCCAGCGTGACCAAGCAGAAGCTCAACAGGCTCAGGCTCAACAGCAGGCGCAAGACCCAGTGCTGCAGATGCAGATGCAAGAACTCCAGATCAAGATGAAGAAGATGGAGCTCGAAGAGAAGAAACTCGCGGCTGATACCGCTGCCAAAGCAGACCAGCTTCTCATCGAGAAAGAGCGTATCGCGGTACAAGAACGTATCGCCGCAATGCAGGTTGGCGCTAAAACAGCGGTTGATAGGGCTAATTTGAAGTCGAAAGACCAACTTGAGGGGGCCAAACTAGGAGTACAGATCGCTAAAGAGCGTGCCCAGATGGCCCAGTCCCGTCAACAAACCAAGAAATAAATGGACGATAAAGTAATCCAATACCTGCTCGTTGAGTTCGACAAGCTCCGGGCAGAGCAATCTGTGTTTCTCAACTCCGGTAGAGCGGCGGACTTCGCCGAGTACCGGCATCTCTGTGGCGTAATCCGGGGTCTTACGCATGCAGAGTCTATTGTCAAAGACCTTGTGCAAAGAATGGAGCGTTCTGATGACGACGACTGAGTTCGACACTGCGGCTGTGGATTTATCCAGTGTTTTGGGGGCGACCCCGGAGCAAAAGGCCAAGCAGTTGCCTGACCCTAAAACCTACCATCTTCTGTGCGTAGTTCCAGAAGCAATGGAGGAATTCTCTGAAAGCGAAAGCGGCATTATTAAAGCTGGCTCTACGATCCACTACGAAGAGGTATTGACCCCCGTTCTGTTCGTCGTCAAGGTTGGCCCAGATGCTTACAAAGATACGACTCGGTTCCCCAGTGGGCCGTCGTGTAAGCAAGGCGATTTCATCGTCGTGCGACCGAATTCAGGCACCCGTCTGAAGATTCATGGCCGTGAGTTCCGCATCATCAACGATGATTCGGTCGAGGCGGTTGTGGAAGATCCCCGTGGCATCTCACGTGCGTAAGGAGTAATTTATGGCACAGAAAGAGTTTGAAGGTGAAGAATACAAATTCCCTGACGAAGCAGATGAAACTGTCTCCGAAGAACAAAATGCGGAAGAGAAAGAATTCTCTTTCGAGGTTGAGGATGACACCCCTGAAGAAGACCGAGGCCGCAAAGCTGGCGACCCCCCAGAAGAAGTAACTGAAGAAGAGTTAGCTTCTTACGACGAAAAGGTACAAAAACGAATAAAAAAGTTTACACGTGGGTACCATGATGAACGACGGGCTAAAGAAGCAGCCATGCGTGAGCGTCAAGCTGCAGAGGAATATGCCAGACAGCTATTTGAGCAAAACAAAAAGCTCCAAGAGAAGCTTGCCTCAGGTAGTCAGGAGTACATAGACCAAGCCAAGCAGGTTGCTGAGAACGAGTTAGAGGCGGCAAAAAGGGCTTATAAAGACGCCTATCAGGACGCCGATACCGACGCAATTGTTGCGGCTCAGGAACAAATTGCTAAGGCAACTCTTAAACTTGACAAAGCAACTCAACTAAAACCTTTACAAGTTGAGGAAAAAGAGGTACAAACGCAACAACAGCCGCAAACTGTTGACCGACGTGCTGAGAAATGGCGTAGTCAAAATGATTGGTTTGGACAAAATCGACGTATGACTGCGTTCGCCCTAGGGCTGCATTCAGAGTTGGTCGAAGATCGCGGACTAGATCCATCTTCGGATCGGTACTATCAAGAAATTGATAAGACGATGCGTAAGACTTTCCCCGATTATTTCGGGAGCGATGAGGCTAGTGATGCTCCTCAAAATCAAGCATCCGAACCGGCTCAAGAGGATGAACCTCCGCGCCGTGCATCAAAACCCGCTCCGGTAGTAGCCCCGGCTACCCGAAGCACCTCGCCTAAACAGGTAAGGTTAACGGCGTCTCAGGTCGCGATAGCCAAGCGAATTGGGGTTCCGCTAGAACTTTACGCTAAACAGGTTGCTAACTTAAGGAATGGAGCTTAAAAATGGCTGAGCAAAATCGAATCGTTCGCGAACGTGAAAATCGCACGGCTAGCGTCCGCCCTGAGGCGTGGCGTCCCCCGGAGACTTTGCCCACGCCAGACGAAAGACCCGGCTGGAAGCACCGTTGGGTGCGTGTCAGCATGATGGGGCAACCCGATGGTCAAAACGTCTCTGCCAAGTTCCGTGAAGGGTATGAAGCGTGCAAGATCGACGAATACCCGGAAATGATGCACCTCGCTTCTCAAGATTCCCGCTTTAAAGGGAACATTGAGATCGGTGGTCTGTTGTTGTGCCGCATCCCAGAGGAATTCCTCAAGCAACGTGCTGCGTATTATGAGGCGCAGAACAGAGCTCAAGTGGATTCGGTCGATAACAATTTTCTTCGTGAGAATGACCCTCGCATGCCTTTGTTTGCGGACAAAAAATCGAAGGTCACTTTTGGTTCTGGTTCTTAATTTTTAGGAGAGTCTAAATGGCTGCTACCGAGACACCCTACGGGCTGCGTCCCGTAAAGCGTGCTGATGGTATGCCCTATGCGGGCGCTGTCAGTGAATATCTAATTGACCCGGCTGGTGTTGCCAACAACATCTTCCACGGCTCGATTGTGCAATTGACTACTGCTGGCTACGTTGAACTAGCTGACGGTACCGGTGCTGATATTACTACCAATAACTTTGGTGGCGATACCATCGGTGCTCTTGGTGTGTTCATGGGCTGTGAGTATGTGAACGCACAGGGGCAGGTCATCCATTCTCAATACTATCCTTCTGGCACCACCGGTGTCGTTAAGGCGTATGTTGTGGATGATCCGATGGTGATGTTCCAAGCCCAGCTTGATGGCTCTGGTTCGCAGGCCGTTCTTGGTGCTATTACCAAGCTGCCCGCTGCCCAGAATGCCCTGACTTCCGGTAGCACTGCTACTGGCAACTCTAATGTGGCGCTTGACGCGAGCGTGCAAACTACCGTCGGCGGATTGCTGATTGTTGGTTTTGCCTCTCCCGTTGGTGACGCTTACCCAGACGTATACGTTAAGTTTACGATTGGTGGGCACCACATGACTAACAACGCTGGCGTCTAAGGAGTAAACTAAAATGGCTATTTCACGCAGTCAATTACTGAAAGAGCTGCTCCCGGGCCTGAACGCATTGTTTGGTCTGGAGTATCAAAAGTACGGCGAAGAGCACAAAGAGATCTACGAAAGTGAGACCTCGGAGCGCTCGTTTGAAGAGGAAACCAAGCTGTCTGGCTTTGGTGCCGCCCCGGTGAAAGCCGAAGGCGCTGCTATGGTCTATGACAATGCTCAAGAGGCTTGGACGACTCGTTACAACCACGAAACCATTGCTATGGGCTTCTCGATCACCGAAGAGGCGGTTGAGGACAACCTGTACGACAGCTTGTCTGCTCGTTACACCAAGGCTCTGGCTCGTGCTATGGCTTACACCAAGCAGGTTAAGGCTGCTGCTGTGTTGAACAACGGCTTCAGCGCCTCCTACAAAGGCGGCGACAATGTGGCTCTGTTCTCTACGGCTCACCCCTTGGTTGGTGGCGGCACCAACAGCAACACCCCGGCTGCTCAAGTCGATTTGAACGAAACCTCGCTAGAGGCTGCAATCATTCAGATCGCTGCTTGGACGGACGAGCGTGGCCTGCTGATTGCTGCTAAGCCTCGTAAGTTGATTGTGCCCCCGGCGCTGATGTTCGTTGCCAAGCGTATTCTTGACACCGACCTCCGCGTGGCTACGGCTGACAACGACCTGAACGCCATTAAGGCGATGGGCTCGATCCCCGAGGGCTACACCGTCAACCACTTCTTGACCGATACCAATGCTTGGTTCATCAAGACCGATGTGCCCAACGGCATGAAGCACTTCACCCGTGCTGCCATGACCACCGGCATGGACGGTGACTTTGATACCGGCAACGTGCGGTACAAGGCCCGTGAGCGTTACAGCTTCGGCTGGAGCGACCCGCTGGGTATGTGGGGCACTTCAGGCTCGACCTGATCGTAGGGCTTCGGCCTTACACCCTAAGGGGAGCTTCGGCTCCCCTTTTTATTTATCTTCTTTTTACGTTTGCGCTCTTCACGCAAGTTATGGTGGTGGATACGGTGGCAGTTAGCGCACAGTGGCACGCACTTGGCTATTTCGGCAAACAATAATTCTTCAGCCCGACGCCGTACCAGCGTGTGGATATGGTGCTCTTTAGTGCCCGGTGGGTGATGGAAATCTATGGCTGCTGGGTGTGAGAACCCGCAACTAGCGCATTTGATGCTGGCTTTGTATTCTGCCCAGCGCTTACTAAACGTACGTCTTTGCTGCCGCTGCTTAGCGGCTAGTTCTTTTTTGTTATTTTGGTAGTGTTTAGCTGAGGCTTGTTTTGAAACTTCTTTTCGCTTCTTCGGATCTTTATAAGGCATTATTCACTTTACACCTCCAGTAAAGGCAGGTATCACCAGCCCAAGGTACTGTAGGTTCGTATAATTTAAAACCACAACTTATAAGACTGTTAGAACTCGCTGGGTTACTAAAAGTTTCAGTCACAGCCCAGTTCATACCCATCATTCGTGCTCGCTTGAGACGGGCGTATATTAACTTCTTTTGCAGTCCGTTGCCTCGATGCTCTTCTTTAACCCCAGAGCGGCAGAAGTACACGCAATCTGTCCAACGGGACGACATAACCATCCCGGCAAATCCGACCGGCCCAGCCCTGCGCTCAAACGCAACAAACCACCAACCCTCGTGCGGAGGGAAGATTTCATCGTACGGGAGGCACTGTAGCTGTAGCCCGCAAATAATGTTCCGCCAGTGGATATTTGATGTATCCACGCAACGGACTTTGTAGTCCACTTTTTTCTCCCTATTAACCTATTGACACGTAGTTTAAATCGTGTATATTACGTAGGCAAGTCCGGGGTCACCCGGTATTACTGACAGTCCCGGCTGACGACATGCAGACAGTAATACCTACGTTTTAACTCGCATGTGAGGATTGAAAATGGCTAATACCACTTTTTCTGGCCCGGTTATTTCGACCAACGGCTTCGTACCCCCTGTCACTGTTACGGCCTCGTTGCCCGCAGCCTCTTCGGTTGCCGCTGGCACCATGTATATCATCACCGATAACGGCGCTGGCAATGACGAAATTTGCATTGTGATCAGCGACGGCTCGGCTTGGAAGACTGCTGTAGGCGCTGCATTGTCGTAATTTGTCTCCCGCGAGGGTTTTTAACTCAAGGAGCAAATTATGAGTTTTGCAAGTGACATTCAGGCTAAGACCCTGACTGCTGCTGGAACAGCGGTAAACGGACGCTCGCGTATTGCGGGCATCTACTACATCTCGACCAGTACGGCAGACACGATTGTGTTCAAAGACGGCGGTTCAGGCGGCACCACGGTGCTATCTGTGCCTAGCCCTCCGGCTGCTGGCGCGCATGACCTTTTGATACCCGACAACGGTATCTTGTGTTCGACCGACATTTATGTGTCGTTTGACCCGGCTAAGGTTACTAGCGTGGTGGTGTTGTTTGTTGGCGGCAAGGCTGCTTAATCATGGCGAGCGCAGCATGGACGCGCAAAGAAGGCAAGAACCCCAAAGGCGGACTGAACGCCAAAGGGCGCGCCTCTTACAACCGAGCCAACCCCGGGAAACCGGGGCTCAAGCCGCCCGCACCCAAGCCAAAGACAAAGAAGGACGCCGCGAGGCGAAAGTCTTTCTGCTCTCGAATGGAAGGCATGAAGAAGAAGCTGACGTCTTCCAAGACAGCGAAAGACCCGAACAGTCGTATAAACAAGAGCCTTAGAGCATGGAACTGCTGATATGAGTGGCGATGTAAAAGCTGTAGCAGACGCAGTAGCTGTGGCTACCACTGTTGGAACCGTAATGGATATTTTGCCTGCGGTGGGTTCCGTTTTCACCATCATCTGGCTGGGTATCCGCATCTGGGAAAGTGATACGGTGCAGGGCTTGGTCGATAAAGTAAGGAAAAAAGATGCCAGCGAAGAGTAAGAAACAAGAAAAGTTCATGCAGGCCGTGGCTAATAACCCAAAGTTTGCAAAGAAGGTCGGTGTTTCTAAGGGCGTGGCAGACAAGTTCGTGGGTAAACGTGCCCACAAAACGGCTAAAAAGATAGCCAAAAAGAATGTGAAAGGTTAATCATGGCAGAAATGACCGCCGCAGACTTTAGAAAACTCGCAGACGAGCGAGAAGCCGCTGGTGATACTGAAGGCGCTAATCGCGCCCGAGATCGCGCCAATGCCATTGATCAGAAAAACGTTGACGAAGACCGTGCAGCCGGAAAAATGATGAAATCCGGTGGTATGGCTAAGTACAAGAAAGGCGGCAAAGTTCGTGGCGATGGTATTGCCCAGCGTGGCAAAACCAAAGGTAGGATGTGCTGACATGATGAACTGCCGTGGTATGGGGCGGGCTATGAAACCCGTCGCTATGAAAAAAGGTGGCGCTACCAAGTCTAAAGTAAATCAGGCTGGTAACTACACCAAACCCGGTATGCGTAAGAGTTTGTTTGAGTCGATCAAGGCATCTGCTACTCAGGGTACAAAGGCTGGCCAGTGGTCAGCTCGTAAGGCACAGTTGCTTGCCAAGAAGTACAAAGAGAAAGGCGGTGGGTATCGTGATTAAGGTTGAGAAAGGTATTGCTAAGGGTAGTGTTATACCGGAGCGTAAGTCTAGTAGGAACCCTATAAATCCGGGCGGTACTAAAAAGACTTCGACTAAGCCAAAAACTAACTCGATGGCAACTATGCTTAAAAAGCTAAGAGCGAAGAAGAAGTAATGAATGACTTCATGAAAACCCAAATAGACGTTGCCGAGCGCATGTTCAAGATGATGGCTGAAGACCATAAAGAACGTGTGGAAGCAATCTCTACTTGGGCGGAAATGAATATCGGGCTGATGCGTAAGCTGGATGAAAGAGATAAACGGATTAGAGAGCTTGAAACGGAGCTAAAGGCATATAAAACCGCAGAAAAGCTATGAAAAGCTTTGAAATCGAGATCCACCCAATATTTGGCGTCAGCCTAGGTATTGAGTATGTACCACAGGCGGACGAAGATAGCGAAGAAAGTGCCCTAGCTATTGATTTGTTGGTTCTACGTGTGTTGTTTTTCTGGGGCGGCGAAGAATGAAGAAGCCCCAACAATCGTTAAAGGCTTGGACGAAGCAGAAATGGAGAACCAAGAGTGGTAAAAAATCTTCTGAAACGGGCGAAAGATACTTGCCTGAATCTGCTATTAGGTCTCTTACCCCTGCTGAATACGCTAGCACTAGCAGAGCGAAGCGTAAAGGAATGGCTAAAGGGCAACAATTCGTCAAACAACCAACAAAAATAGCAAAGAAAGTGGCTCCGCATAGGAACAGAGGTAAATAATGGCTACATCAGGTACCGCAACATTCAACATGGACTTGACCGAGTTGGTCGAGGAGGCGTTCGAGCGCGCGGGTAGCGAGATGCGTACTGGGTATGACCTGCGTACGGCCCGCCGTAGCCTGAATCTCATGTTTACCGACTGGGCTAACCGGGGTATCAACCTTTGGACGGTTGAACAAGGGTCTCAGGTACTTACTGCCGGAATCGGCACGTACACTCTACCGGCTGACACGGTTGACCTTTTGGAGCACGTAATCCGCACAGATTCGGGGTCTGCGGCTAATCAAGCTGACTTGGCGCTTTCTCGTATTAGTGTATCTACGTATTCCAGCATCCCCAACAAATTGACCACGGGCAGACCTGTACAAGTCTATATTGACCGCCAGACGAGTGCCCCATCAATTAACCTCTGGCCTGTGCCCGATACTGCCGAGACCTACACGCTGGTCTACTGGCGCCTACGTCGTATTCAAGATGCTGGCAATGGCGTAAACACGATGGATGTGCCTTTTAGGTTTTTGAACTGTCTGACGGCTGGCTTGGCGTATTACTTGGCGCTGAAGCTTCCGAACGGGCTTGAGCGTATTGGCTTACTCAAACAGCAGTATGACGAAGCATGGGAGCTTGCTGCTACTGAAGATAGAGAAAAAGCCACGTTCCAGCTTGTACCACGATATATGACTATAGGGTAAACCCTAATGTCAGCAACCAAATACGCTCAGGGTAAATACACCATCGCCGAGTGCGATAGGTGTGGGTTCCAGTATAAGCGTAGGGTGCTCAAAGAGTTGGTGGTCAACGAGGCTCCGACCAATCTTCAGGTGTGTCCGCAGTGCTGGGAGCCAGACCATCCTCAGTACAAAGTTGGCAAGTATCCGGTGGTCGATCCGCAGGCAATTATGAACCCGCGCCCAGACCGCTCGCTTAGCGATGTCAACATCCCAACCTCATCCCGGTACATCCCGGGCACGTTCAATCCCTTGTCTGGAGTGCAATCTTCGGGTACAGTTGGCACTGTTACGGTGTCTATATCGTAAGGAGTTAGTATGAATAAAACCGCTTGTTTGAACAAATACACGCAACCAAAACCTGTACCCGTGCCAAAAACGGCTGGGTATCCTGAGACCGGGGCTAAAACCTCTGGTGTCAAGATTCGCGGTACCGGTGCAGCGACCAAGGGCACGATGGCCCGGGGGCCAATGGCGTGAAGACGCGTGTAGAGTCTAGGCAGCTTGAGAATGGGGTGGTCGAACCTACCCATGAGATTGAGGTCGTTTGTGCTCATTGCAACGACCCGGTTAGCGCTGCTGAAGAATCCACGGGTGTTTGCACTAACTGCGGTCAGCCTTGGGAGCCGAAACAAAGCGTAAAGATTTGGGCTACTTCCGTGCCGTGGGCTAGCGGCGGGGTGATGTAATGAACTATTCTGAGTTGACGACTGCGATACAGGACTACACGGAAAACACGTTTACGTCCACGGATCTTGCTACGTTTGTTGAGCAGGCTGAGCAACGCATTTACAACTCGATTCAGTTCCCGTCGCTACGTAAAAATGTAACCGGCACCGCTACGCTAAACAACAAATATCTATCTTGCCCTAACGATTTTCTGTCACCTTATTCTCTAGCTATTGTTGATGGTGATGGTGCTTACGAGTATCTGCTAAATAAAGACGTTAATTTTATCCGGCAGGCTTACCCAACCCCCACAGCTACTGGCACCCCCAAATACTATGCTATTTTTGGCCCGCAGTCTGGGGATGTGAACGAGTTGTCTTTTATTCTTGGCCCTACGCCAGATGCCAATTACACGGCGGAGCTTCACTATTACTATTACCCACCGTCAATCACGACCGCTGCTTCCGGCACTTCTTGGTTGGGCGATAACTTTGATTCTGTACTGTTGTACGGCTCTTTGGTCGAGGCTTATACGTTCATGAAGGGCGAGCCTGATTTATTGCAGCTATACAACGCAAAGTACAACGAGGCACTTCAACTAGCTAAACGGCTTGGTGATGGGCTTGAACGGCAAGATTCGTACCGAGCTGGTCAGGTGCGAGTCCCAGTAACTTGATTTGACAGGAGCTTAATATGGCTATTACTCAAGCAATGTGCACCACCTTCAAAGTAAATCTTATGAAGGCTGATGAAGATTTTGACACTGATACATACTATATTGCTTTGTATACTTCTTCGGCTACGTTAGATGCCTCTACTTCGGCGTATACGGCTAGTAACGAAGTTAGTGGTACGGGCTACACGGCGGGCGGCAAACCATTGACAGTTAGCACTGCGCCTACGTCTAGCGGTACTACGGCGTATATAGACTTTAGTGATGTTACGTGGTCTACTGCGACTATTACGGCTAGAGGCGCTCTGATTTATAACTCAAGCAATTCTAACGCGGCTGTTGCGGTGCTGGATTTTGGTGGGGATAAAACATCTACAGCAGGTGATTTCACTATTCAGTTCCCGGCAGCGGGCGCAACCACTGCTATCATCCGTATAGCTTAATAGGAGGGGCAAATGGCCCTGTCGCTCAAAGACCGCGTTCGTGAGTCCTCGTCCACGACGGGGACGGGCACTATTACGCTTTCCGGAGCCTATCCGGGGTACCAAAGTTTCACGTCGGCTGTGTCCGACGGGGATACGGTTTACTACACCATACACAATACCGCCAGTGCGTCTATTGGTGAGTGGGAAGTAGGTATTGGCACGTTTACGGCCAGTGGTACGACGCTTAGCCGGGACACTATCCTGTCCTCTAGTAATTCCGGTTCGGCAGTCAACTTTAGCGCTGGCACAAAAGAGGTATTTATCACTCAGCCGTCTGATAAGGCGGTCTTTGAAGATGCTTCCAACAACGTAACGGTTGGCGGCAAGATTACGGTTGGCGCTGCCCCAACTAATAATTTAGATGTTGCGACCAAAGAATACGTAGATAACGCCACGGCTGCTGCCCTGCACTACCATGACCCGGTGCGGGTTGAATCGCCTACGGCTTTGACGGCCACTTATAACAACGGCTCGTCCGGTGTTGGCGCTACCCTGACCAACTCGGGGACTCAGGCTGCGCTAGTAATCGACGGTATTACGATGGCTACCAGCGACAGGGTGCTAATTTACACCCAAGTCGATCAAACTCAGAACGGCGTTTACACGGTTACGGATATTGGCTCTGACTCGACAAACTGGGTGCTGACCCGAGCAACCGATGCCGACACCTACAACCCAAGCGACCCGGATGCTATGGGTCAGGGCGATGCGTTCTTTGTGCTTGAGGGTGATACCGGAGCCGGTGAGTCGTACGTACTGACCACGCAAGGCACCATTACGTTTGGTACCACGGACATAACGTATTCGCAGTTTGCTGCATCTCCACAACCCGGGGACGGTACGCTGACGATGAGTGTGTCTGGCACGGGCTTGTCAGGCTCCCAGACGTTTACTGCCAACCAGACCGGCAACGCGACTTTCACGGTTACGTCTAACGCAACCAATGCAGACACTGCTTCTACTATTGTTGCTCGTGATGCTTCTGGCAACTTCAGCGCTGGCACTATTACCGCTGATTTGAGTGGTACGGCCACAAACGCAACAAATGTTGCCTTAACAAACACATCCACATCATCTACCTTTTACATTCCATTTGCTAGTGGAAATACCACAGGGAATTATGCGTTAGGTGTTGATAGTGGTCTTTATTACAACCCCAGCCTTAACCAATTATTCACAAGTTATTTAACTGTTTCTGGTGTTGGTTATTTTACTACCGGCGTTAGATTATTTGGAGACGATGATTATGTAGTTTGGGGGGCTAGTGAAGACGCCAAGATGTTCTACGATGGTGTTAACAACACTATGGAGATGGAACTTGAGTCTGCTGCTAATAGTTTCATCATCACCGACAACGGCACAACAAGATTCACGTTTACCAAAGCTACAGGCGATTTAGCTGCCACCAGCTTTACGGGCGACCTAACGGGAAACGCCGACACGGCCACATCGCTTGAGACAGCCAGAACAATTGGTGGCGTTAGCTTCGATGGCACCGCAAATATAAACTTGTCCGGGGTCAATACTGCTGGTAACCAAGATACATCAGGTAATGCGGCAACGGCCACGGCACTTCAGACCGCTCGTAATATAGGTGGTGTATCGTTTGATGGTACCGCCGACATAAATTTGCCCGGGGTCAACGCGGCGGGCAATCAGGACACTACTGGTAACGCTGCCACAGCGACTTCGGCTACCTCAGCTGGCACAGCCACAAATGCCATAAATGTAAACGTAGCAACGTCTACAACCGCTAGTGCATTTAAAGTACCGTTTGCTAATACGACGGCTTCTACCACTGGCAATTACGCGCTTTTACAAGACAGCACCGCTACATTTACTTATAACCCCAACACCAATGTTTTAACTGTTGGCTCGGTAACGGGGGATTTAACCGGTAACGCAGACACTGCTACTACTGCTACTACTGCTACTACAGCAAACCAAGTATCTAATTCTGTTAGTTTTGGTACTGGCGGCGGCGATACAGCGCCTATATCGTTTGACGGTAGCGTTGCACGTTCTGTTAGCTACAACACTGTGGGCGCACCTAGCACCAGCGGAACCAACGCTACCGGCACGTGGGGCATCAGCATTACTGGCAACGCAGGCACCGCGACATCTGCCACCTCAGCAACAAACGCAACTAATGCAACCAATGCCGATAACGTTGCCCTTACAGCTACTGGGACATCAGCTAATTTTTATATTCCGTTTGCTAGTGGCAATACCACGGGAGATTATGCGTTAGGTATTGATTCAGGTCTTTATTACAACCCGAGTCTCAACAGTCTTACCACAAGTTATTACTATGGAAGTTATAGTTATATAAGTTATGTGTATCCTATTATTATTGACTTTGGTGATGGGACGAGTGGTACTGAGCATTTGCGTTTTGGCTCTTCAGATGATGCAAAGTTTTTCTACGATGGCACTGCCAACACGATGGAGATGGAGCTTGAGGCTTCGGCTGTAAGTTTCATCATCACCGACAACGGTACCACACGCTTTACCTTTGATAAGTCTAGTGGTGACTTCACTGCCACAGGCGACGTAAACGCAGATAACCTAGTAACTAGAACATCCTCTACTGGGTCGGCTGAACTGCCTAGCGGCACCACAGCGCAGCGCGATGGGTCACCGTCTGCTGGTTATATTCGGTTTAACTCGGACGATGGTAGTTTTGAGGGTTATGACGGCTCCGCTTGGGGTGCTATTGGTGGGGGTGGTGGAGCTACTGGCGGTGGTAGCGATGCAGTGTTCTATGAGAACGAACAAACTGTAACAACCAACTACACCATCAGCACCAACAAGAGTGCAATGTCAGCAGGGCCTATCACAATTAACAGTGGCATCACTGTAACGATTCCTACTGGTAGCCGTTGGGTAGTGGTTTAAGGGGAGAACATGGCAGTAACGATTGACGGAACAAACGGGGTAGGATTAGTCACAGCCGATGCCTTGCCTTTCTTGGCTGGTCAGGTGTGTTTCTTTGGTATGACCACAGCCCCTAATGGTTTCTTAAAGTGTAACGGTGCAGCGGTGTCGCGTACCACCTATGATGTTTTGTTTGCCGCTATCGGCACAACCTTTGGGTCAGGCGATGGGTCTACCACGTTTAACGTACCTGACCTACGTGGAGAGTTTCTACGTGCTTTGGATGATGGGGCTGGGGTTGATACTGGACGTAGTTTAGGAAGCACACAGAGTGCCGCAAACCAAGAGCACGGACACTACGTTGGCACTGGTTCGTTTACAAGCGGCGGTGGTGGCTATAGCGGTACAACGACAGCAGGTGACGCCTATCGTAAGATTAATGCTGAGGTTAGTTACTACCGATACGGCGGGGCAAACACCTATGTGTACCCAACTGACAGCGACGCATTTAAAGCACAAAACGAGGGCTCTGAAGCTCGTCCACGTAACGTAGCATTATTGGCTTGTATTAAGTATTGAGGTGAATGTGAAAACAGTAGTACAACTTGATTCTGATGGTTATTTTGTAGGAACGACCACGGCTGATGAATCTCCTAAAGAGCCGGGGGTTTACTTGATGCCAGCAGGTACTGTTGATACAGAAGCCCCTGCGGTTCCTGATGGTCAGAGGGCTAAGTGGGACAACGGGTG